ACTGCTGCTGGTCAGACTAGAGTTGGTACTGTTGGTATTACTCTAGGAGAATAATGGCTAGTAGAAGAATTAAAAGCACTGTAAACAATCAATACACTCAACCTTTAAAATTAAGGATGGGGCGTAGACTATTATTAACACCCGGAGTTACTTATAATTCAGTATTGTTTACACAAAAACATGTAGCAGATAATCAAACAACTCAATCTGTATTTTTATGGGCTAAATTTAATACAAATACTTTTGATGGTATTCAGATGATTGCTTGGTTAGAAAATAAAAATAAAGAAGAGACTTCTTCTGGATCATGTGAGTTTAAAGTTTATTATTTAGATGCTTCAAATAATTGGAATAAAACTTTAATTTTTACTGGATCAGGTTCTTCTTCTGGAAATAAATGGATAGCTTCTCCTAATCAAGCAGCTTTAGGTATTAATAACGATTTAGATGGCGAACGTACTTTATTAATTGAAGCTACTCTAACTAAATGGGGAGACACATATACTGATAAAATATATGTAAATCATTTAGGTATTTATGATAGCTTTACTAGATTAAAAAATGACGTGGACTTTTTGGATATCAGTAAACAAGATATCTAATAGGATTATTATATGGCAAAACGTAATTGGAAATCTCTTCCTGCAAATAAACCAGTATCTTCTACAAGACCAGGAAAAAAGATGATGGTGAGAGCTACGGAGGACGGTAAAGAACGTCTTGTGCATTTTGGTGCAGATGGATATAGCTCAAATTATTCTAAAGAAGCTAGAAAAAATTTTAAAGCCAGACACAACTGCGAAACTCCAGGCTCAAAGCTCAAAGCTCGTTACTGGGCTTGTAAAAAACTTTGGTCTGCAAATTCTCCTGTATTTAAAGGAAATAAAAAAGAGCGTTTTAAATGATTTGTAAAACTTGTAAGGAAAATTTTCCTATTTGTGAGTATGAAATTTTTCATAATAAAAAGTTTTATGTGGCTAAGAATTGTTCTTCTTGCAGAAAAAACAACTCTATTAAAACAAAAAACTATAGAGATAAGAACAAAGAACAAATGAGAATTTTATATAACTCGTATAGAAACGCAAATAGAGAAAAATTTAAAGCTTCTAGAAGACGTTATATGAAAGAAAAATGCAAAGACCCTCTTTTTAAATTAAGAAAAAATTTAAGAACTAGAACTTGGTTAGTTTTAAGAAAAGGTTGGAAAAAGGGAGAGTGGAAAGAGTGGTTGGGTTGTTCTTTTGAAGATTTAAAAAATCATTTAGAAAGTCAATTTTTACCAAATATGTCTTGGAGCAATTTTGGAAAATGGCACATAGATCACAAGATACCTTTAAGCTCCGCTAAAAGCAAAGAAGAGCTATATTCTCTATGTCATTATACTAATTTACAGCCTTTGTGGGCTTTAGACAATATTAAAAAAGCAAATAACAAATAATATTGAATACTTATGGCAAAATTGCAAACTGTAATACCAGAAACTAAGAAAGCTATACGACCTAATCGTAGGCTTAATTACACTAGAATTGGTTTAGAAGTTCTTAATCTAGTATTACATGCCATGACTTTATATCTATTGTTTTCAATGTCCTAACCCATAAGGGCGGACTTAACCAACAAAACTACCCTGAAAGGATGTTTTATGTCAGAAATGAGTCAAGGAGCAGATGCTCCAGTAATGTCAGAAGAAGTAATGGACACAGGAGCAGAAGGAGCTGAACTTAACGAAAACTATGAGGCGCAAGCTGATGGTTCTGCTGAAGGTGAGCGAGGAGAGCTTCTTCCAGAAGAGGCTGCTAAAGTACAAGAAGAGCAGCGTAAGTCTCTTGGAAAAAAGAAACTTCCTCTTAAAGTCAATGGTCGAGAGATGGAATATGAGATTGACCTTGACGATGAAACTCAACTTCGTAAGGCCCTAGAAAAAGCTCTAGGAGCTGATGAGAAGTTTCAAGAAGCTTCCACTGTACGTAAACAAATGGCAGGTCTCTTGCAAGCTCTAAAAGAAAATCCTTTGGCTGTATTAAGCCATCCTGACATTGGTATCAATGTTAAAGAACTTGCTGAGAGAGTAATCAACGAGGAGATTGAAAACTTAAATAAATCTCCCGAACAACGTCGTATTGAAGAACTTGAAAAGAAACTTCGTATGACTGAAGAGCAAAAGAAAGCTGAAGAAGATGCTCGTCGTGCCGCTGAACGGGCTCGTTTAGAAGAAGAAGCCTTTACTCAGCTTGATAAGGATATTGATGAAGCTCTTACTTCCGCTGAAATTCCTCGTTCTACTTACATGGTAAAACGCCTTGCAGACGCTCTTTATGAAGCTGTTGAATTAGGATATACAAAAGTACGAGTAAAAGACGTACTTCCATTTGTACAGAGTCAAATGGAACGAGAACTTCAGGAAATGTTTGGACGTTTGCCAGAAGAAGCTATTGAGCGTTTAATGGGTACTAACCTAGACCGAGTGCGTAAAAAGAAAGTAGCTGCTGCTCGTAAAGCTATTCCAACAGCTAATCAAATGCGAGAATCTGCTGCTGCCGCTGCTCCACGAGGACAAAAACAAGAACCAGAAAAGCCAAAAACAAAAATTAAAGATCTATTGCGTGGGTGGTAATGGCTAGAAAAGATTGGTCTTTTAAAAAAAAGAAAGGTTCTGGGGCTGCTACAAGTGGTCCCAGACCAACCAATCCTGAATTATATAAACAGGTTAAAGCTGAGGCTATGCGTAAATTTGAAGTATGGCCTTCAGCTTATGGTTCTTCTTGGCTTGTAAAAGAATATAAAGCTCGTGGTGGAAAATACAAATGAGTAAACCCACTAAAACAGGTTTAGCACGTTGGCACGCAGAAAAATGGAAAGCTCAAGATGGCTCTGAGTGTGGTGATTATAAAGGAAAAGGCAGAGTTAAATGCCGACCCACTAAAAAAGTAACTAATAAAACTCCCGAAACTTGGGGAGAAATGACCAAAGAAGAAAAACAAAAAGCTATACGATTAAAACAAAAAGCCACTAAAGAAGGTAAACAGTTTTCTTCTCACAAATCAGGAAGAACCTGGGGAAGTTTAAAAAGGTTAAAAAATGGATAATTCTTATAGATCTAGATTTAGACAGCGATTTGGTGCTCAAAACGTAGATCCAATTACAGGAAAACCTGTAGCAGATAGAAAACAATTTAGTGGCGCTGATGATAAAGTTAAAGATATGTATGCTCAAATGCAAGCTGAGTTAGAAGAAAAGCAAGCCGCTTTAGATCAGTATAATGAAGAAAATCCTTCTCAAAATATTGGAGAGTCTTTAAAACGATATTTATTACAACAAGTTCCTTTAAACATGCAAGCTTCTAATTTAGGTGCTGCTCAAGGAAATGTTGATATTCCTTTAGCTGGAGGATTAAATAATCTCAATCCTAAAACCGTAGCTACATTAAAGAATCTTTCAAAACTTGCCACTAAAGAAGCAGATGTTATTTCAGGAACGGCTCAAGCATCTCAAAAAGCCGTTGCAAATATTGGTAAATCTCCACAGGTAGCCTTAAAAGAAGGGCGTATTCTAAAAGAAATTGAAAATACTCAAAAATACATTCGAGAACTAGAAAAAATTCCTGGAAAAGAAAAAGAACTTCGTCAAGCAAATACTCGTCTTGTAAAACTTAAAGACGCTTTGGCACGTAAAACGTTTATTGGAAACGATGAGTTAGACGCTATGGCACGTAAAACGTTTATTGGAAACGATGAGTTATGAGCCAAGAAGTTAATGATTTAAATAACTTAGCAGGTTTAGCTAAGGATCAATACGGATCAGTTCCGGCTAAAAAAAAGCGGAAATGGCGAGTATTTAACAAATAATAATATAAGTTTCTCTAGTCAAAGCCAGTAGTTAGGCAAGGCTTGCTCCAACCGAAAGGCGAGCGACAACCAATCCTGTCGAAAGCGGAGAGTTCATAGAGAATGTACGTGAGTATATTTAATGTAAACTAACCGCCCGAGTAAAGGGCAAAAAGGATATTTTTATGGCAGTAGTGAATGATCTCACCACGCTTAATGGTCTTGCAAAAGACGTGTATGGTGATTTGAAAGAAATCATCCCAGATGGGGTGAAACTCCTAAACATGGTTCCCTTTATCCAACGTGATAAACAACCAGGTAACCAGTTCGTAATCGACGTTGTACTTGGCCTAGAGCACGGTGTTACGTACGCAGACGGCAGTGGTGCAGTTGTTACTCTTAACAACGCCATTGCAGGTGCTACAAAACCCGCTCAAGTTAAGGGTGCAGAAATCTACATCCGAGCAGCTCTAAGCTACCTAGCTCTCCAGCGTACCCTTGGTGGTGGCGCTAAGGCGTTCAAAGACGCTTCTAAGCTAGTTGTTGGCAACATGATGCGCTCTCTAACCAAGCGCCTTGAATCCGCACTAATGTACGGTGGCATGGGCATTGGTACTGTAGAAGGTGTTGTTGGTCTTGTAGTTTCCATCACAGACGCTGAATGGGCTCCTGGTATTTGGGCTGGTGCTGAAGGCATGAAAATCCAAATCCGTGACGTTACTGGTGCCACTGCTCGTGGTACTGCAATTGTTGCAGCGGTTGACTTTGAAAACAAAGCCATCACGCTAGATGCAGTTCCTGGCGGCACTGTAGCCACTGACGTACTATGGTATGACGGTGCTTATGGTAACGAAATGGCTGGTCTTCATAAGATCCTAACAAACACTGGCACTCTCTTCGGCATCAACGCCACTTCTTACAGCCTCTGGAAAGGCGCAGCTTATGCTCCAGCAGGCGCTGCAAGTGTCTTGACTTTTGCTATTGTTGAGAACGCTATCTCAAAAGCTGTTGAAAAAGGTCTAGACGAAGACGTAGTATTGCTTGTTAACCCTGGCCACTTCGACGATCTTCTCACTGAACAAGCTGCTAAGCGCATGTATGACAGCTCATACAGCTCACAGCAGATGGAAAACGGTGCGAAGAGCCTTAAGTTTGCTGGTCAGAACGGTATGATTGAAATCGTACCTTCTGTCTATGTAAAAGAAGGTTATGCTTACGGTGTATGTAAGTCTGACTTCGTTCGTGTTGGTTCTACGGACATTACGTTCCGTGACCCACTCATGGGCGATCAGTACCTCAAGCACCTTGAGAACTCCACTGCTTATGAAATGCGTGCATGGACAGATCAGGCCCTCTTCTGCTCTGCTCCTGGCCGCTCATTCATCATCAGCAACCTAAAAGCTGCTTAATAGCCGCCTAGGTCACTAGGTTTTCAGGCTCTAGCCCTCTGGTATTTCCAGGGGGCTTTTTTATTTGACTCCCCTTAACACTTTTGCTATACTGTATTTAGGTCGATTGCGTAGCCTGAAAAAGACCTTAAACCAGGCAAAGTACCAGTGAAAGCTGGGTACCTGTAAGCGAGTCCGGCTGTGGGAGTAAACCCTATGCCCCACTCACTAAAAGACCAGGCATAGCAGCAAGAAAACGGGATGAGCCTACAGGAAACAACTTATTAGGGCAGAGAAGATAGAAGCCAAAACGGGACTAAAAAACCGTGTGCTCTGCTGTGAGTGATCTAGCATTAAACCCATACTGGTTAACCCCAGGAAAATGGTGGCTGTAAACTCTCTAGTGCCTAATAGGAAAACAACAGATTCGTGCTTCCCGGCATTAAACCCTACGTACCTGTGGGGCTACTAATGGGGAGTAGAGGTCTGCTATTGCCTTTTGTATAACAAATAATATTGAGGTAATTATGAAGGTAGCTAAGTTCTCTTCTTCCGAGTATTTCATGGGTAGGGATAAATCACATTCCCAAGATTTGACAGAAGAAATAAAGGCAAATGCTGATAACCTTTTAAATAGGGTTAATGCTCTATTAGCTGACTTAAATTGGCCTAGCCCTGCATATGTATCTTCTGGATGGAGACCACCATCTATAAACGCTTCAGTGGCTAATAGTGCCAAGCGTAGCCATCACATGAGTGGTAGAGCCATGGACATTAAAGATCCTGATGGTAGGCTTGCTAAAGCTATTTTAGAAAGACCAGAACTTCTTGAAAAACACGGACTTTGGATGGAAGATCCAAGCTTTACAAAAGGTTGGGTTCATTTAGATACAGGCACAAGATCAGCTAGAAAGGTACGGGTATTCAAACCTTAAGCGTTTAACAAATAATATATGACCTATACCTAGTAATTTTGAGGACTTATAATGTCTAATACCACCCAAGTAACAGTTGGCTCCAACACATATCAGATTCCAAATCAAGGAGCTAACCCATTAGATAGTTTTTGGGGAGAAAACGTCACAGATTGGATTGTAGACGTATCTAACCAAGTAAACTCCTTTTCTCTTTTCGTACCAGTAACAACTCAAACTCTTTTAAACTCTCAAACTAATGCAGTAATTACTTTATTGACCTTTAACCCGTCTTTGTATCGACGGGTAGAAATTGAATTTTCTATTATTCGTAATACTACTCGTGAAACTGGCTATCTCACCATGATTAGCACTGGAGCAGATTGGGATTACAATATTGAATATGATAGTGGGTCAGTGCCAACAGACATTACTTTAGCTGTAAATAGTGGCAGTGTTGTGTACACAAGTGGAGTAATTGCGACTGGAACTTCTAATATTAGGTTCCGAGCAACAGGAATTGAGGCTTAACTATGGCACTAGTTCCTAAAAAGTTTTTTGGATCTATAGCGGTACAAAATATCGTAAACAGAGCTAAAAACTTAATCTTTAATGCTGGACAAGGAAACTATACAATTTCCAGTCCTAACGTAGATTTAAGCGTTACGCTTCCTTCTACAGGCACCACCATTCAATCAGAATCTAATACGGCCACTTTAACTAATAAAAGCATTGATGCTGATAGTAACACTCTTACAAATATTGATGACGGCAATATTAAAGCTGGAGCCAATATTGCCCGTTCTAAACTAGCTTCTGGTACATCTAATAGGGTATTAGTTAATGATGGAAGTGGTGTTATGGTGGATAGTTCCATCACCACAACGGAGCTTGGATATTTAGATAATGTAACTTCTGATATTCAAACGCAACTAAATACTAACGCCACTAATCTTTCTAATCACTTATCAGATACAATAGATGCTCATGACGCTTCAGCAATCAGTGTGGCTCCTTTTGGCACTAATACGGCCATTGATGCTCAAGCGGCTTTAGAAGAAATCCAAGACAATCTTGATAATCATATTTCTGATACTATTGATGCACACGATGCTTCTGCCATTAGTGTAACTCCTTCTGGTAATTTAACAGCCACTGAAGTGCAAGAAGCTTTAGAAGAACTTCAAGACGATATTGATAACCTTATTTCTGCTTCTCAGTTTGATGTAGTGGCAGTAAATTCAAATACCACTATGGTTAGTGGAAAAACTTATCTCATTACTCCTACTGGAGCTAATATTAATATGACCTTACCCACTCCTGTAACTGGAGCTTGGGTACGTTTAAATATTAAAGGATCTTCTCCATCTAATAAAATTACCCTTGTTCGTTCTGGTTCAGAGCAGATTGATGGTGTGGCTTTTAACCAAGAATTTTACTCTCAAGGTGGATTCTGGGGTTCCGTTGTAATCTTTAGCGACGGTACTAATTGGTTTAAGGAGTAAGTCTATATGGCAAAATTACGTTCTGTTGTATTTACTTCTTCTGGAACTTGGCGATGTCCTGCTGGTGTCACTGAAGTGCGTTTATGGGGATGTGGTGGAGGAGGCGGAGGCGGCGGTGGAGGTTGTGCCGCTGCTTCAGCTACTTCTGGTACGGGTGGAGCTGGAGGAGCTGGTGCTCCTATTTTAGAAACACCTTTATATGTAAGTCCTGGATTAGTTTATGGAGTTACTATTGGAGCTGGTGGTACAGGAGGAGCTGGATCAAATAATCCATCTATAGCGGCTAGTGCTGGTTTAAATGGTGGAGACACTATTTTTGACACTAAAACCTTTTTAGGAGGTGTTGGTGGTAGTGGAGCGGGTAACGGAGTAGCTGCTCAAGGTAACGGATTACCTCAAGCCGCAGGTAACGGTCAAGGTGGAAACGGTGCAGGTAAGCCCACTGAAGCTATGCCAGCCGCTCACAGCGGTGGAGGAGGCCGTACAGGTCAAAATGGATCTTCTGGTCAAGCTACGCTTCATGCTTCTGGTGGAGCCGGAGGTCCCAACGGATCTGCTCCAGGTCCTTTTGGATCTCGTGGTGGCGGTGGTGGAGGCGGTGGAGCTTCCATTGGCGCTGGTGGTGCTGGAGGTAGAGGAAGTCTCGATGCAGGAAACCCCGCTGTAAATGCCACTGCTGGAACCAGCGGTTCTTTAGGTAGTGGTGGAGGCGGTGGTGGTGGTGGCCACACTTTTGAAAACGGAGCTAATGGCGGCAATGGTGGAGATGGATATTTAATTATCCAGTGGGTTGAGTAATTAATGACTTGTCCCATATGCTTAGGATGGATGACAACCCATCCAGAACTTCACGGTTGGATAAAATGTGGAACTTGTAGATATAGTTTAAAGAAAGATTGTAAGGAAACCTGCCCATGCCAGCAAAAAGTAAAAGACAATTCAGATTCTTCAAAGCTCTCCAAAATAACCCAAACTTACGAAAAGAAAAAGGTTTAACTAAAAAAGAAGCTGAAGAGTTTACAAAAGAAAATAAAGGTAAGCTAAAATATAAAAACTTACCGGAGAAGAAATAATGTCTACTAAAGATTTAAGTCCTGGAAACGTAGTTAAACAGGTTTATGACCCAGCTACGGAATCCGTTCAAGTAAATATTGTTGCCTCTACAGGAGCTGGTGGATTAGCCACCGCTGCTAAGCAAGACGTTCAAACAGCTATTTTAACCGATATTGAAAATAATACAGACGGTTTAGAAACTAGCATTACATCCATTGACAACAAAACTCCCGCTTTAATTGGTGGTAAAGTTCCTGTTGACATTGGATCAAACGGTCTTGTAACTGTATCAAATTCCATTGAGTTAGATGGACAAGTAGATGCTGGAAACTCTTCTACCACTTTATTAGCTGGAGCAGGAGTTTTTACTGGCACGGCATTTGATATTACTAACTATGCTTGTATTAATGTTAACGTATTTTCAAATGTTCCTTCTGCTACAAACGGAGTAAGAGTAGAATTTTCTACTAATGGAGTAAATTGGGATCATTCCCATTCAACAACATATACTGCTGTTTCTGGAGTAGGGTATATTTTTAATGCCGAATTTAGGTATGCTCGAATAGTATACATTAACGGAGCTTCTCCTCAAACTGCGTTTAGACTTCAAACTATTTTTAAAACTACAAAAGTTCAAGGTTCTCTTTATACTTTAAGTCAAACTGTAAACAGTAATATGTTTGCAGAATTAAATCGTTCCATCATTACTGGAGAAACTACTGGTGGAGGTGGAGGATATGTTAATGTAAAAGTAAATCCTTCAGGAGCTTTAACAGTAGAAGCAGATGTAACAAATGCTGTTTTACCTCCAGATGCCGCTACAGAAAGTACTTTAAGCAATATTGATGGAAAAATAATTTCTGTTGACACAGATAGCGTTACAGTGGTAAGTTCAACTCTTCCAACTGGAGCCGCTACAGAAGCTAAACAAGACACTGCTAATACTTCTCTTTCTTCTATTAACACAAAATTAAATCCTCTTCAAGTATTAGGATCGTTTGTAGTGGACTTTTCATCCATTCCAAACTCTGTAACTGCTCCTTATGAAATTACTGCTGGTTTTGGTAGTGCAGTAAAAAAGATAGCTTTATATGAAACCACTGGGGAAACTCTTCAATTACGAACAGGAGCTGCTTCTGGTAGTCTTTTAGCTTATGTAGGACCTGGACAGGACTCTCCATTAGAAGCCTCTATTAATGCTTCTACGCGCATTACAGTTCGTTCTAATGGATCTGCCCCCACTGCTGGCTCTTTCATTGTAACCTTCTTAGGTTAAGGATATAAACTATGGCCTCAGTTATTTTTTCTGGAGATAGACTAAAAGCTCTTAAATCAGCTTTAAAGTTAGCTGAAGGCACCACCATTGCCACTGGAAGTGTAGACCCCACCTCAGTAGCTCCTGGTATTAGTCTTTCTCCTGGATCTATTTATATGTCTACCTCTACTGGTGGCGTATATATTAAACATACCACTACGGCTAATGATACTAACTTTAGACAAATTCCTAACTTAACTGCTTCATTAGGTTCTGGACGAGTAATATTTACGGATACGGGTGGTAACTTAACGTCAGAAGCAGAACTAACCTACGATAGCGTGGCTAATAAACTAGCCGCTGAGCAAATTACTACTACTTCTATTCAACGTGCTACTAACGGTACTTTAAATATTGGAACTGACTCCACTGCTCAAATTATTAATATTGGTAATAGTGGTGCTACAGTTAACGTACAAGGTACTACGGCTTTTCAAAATGTCACTAATTATGAAGTGGCAGACAAAGCTATTACTATTAATAACGGAGGTAGTGCAGGATCAGCAGCTTCTGCTGGTTTAGAAGTAGAAGAAGCTAACTCCATTACGGGTTATGTTCGTACTAATCCTACACGAGATGGTTGGATATTTAAAGCTCCTGCTAATAGCGGTGAGTTTGAGGTATTACCACCCACTGCCACTCACAATATTATTTTAGATTTTGAAGCACAAGCTGGATCTCGTACTTATACATATCCTGTTGGAAGTGCTACACTTGCTTCTTTAAATCTTTCAGAAACTTTTACAAGTAATAAAACTTTTAGTGGAACGTTAAATCTTTCAGCTCTTTCTCCATCTACAATCCTAAAACTAGACGCAAGCAATAACGTAACGGCAGCTTTATTAACTAATGCTGACGTAAATCCTGCCGCTGGTATTACTTATGGTAAATTAAACCTATCAAACTCCATTGTAAATACTGATATTGCTACAGCCGCTGCAATTGCTAGATCTAAATTAGCGTCTGGTACTGCTAACCACGTATTAATTAATGACGGTACTGGAGTAATGTCCAGTGAATCAGCTCTTTCAGCTTCTCGTGGTGGATTAGGAACTAGCGGAGCTTCTTTTACTGGGGTAGTTAAAGCTAATGCTGGTGTATTTAGTGCGTCCACTATTGTAAATGCTGATGTAAGTGCTTCTGCTGCAATTGCTAGATCAAAGCTAGCAAACGGTACTGGCAATAGAATGGTTGTTAATAACGCTACTGGAACTATGATAGATGCTGCGGCCATTACAGCGGCAAGAGCTTTAATTTCTGATGCTAACGGTATTCCCACTCATTCCACTGTAACTTCTACAGAATTAGGTCATTTATCTGGAGTTACTTCTGCAATACAAACACAAATTAATACAGTTTCTACAGATTTATCAAACCATCTTTCTGATGCCGCTGATGCACATGATGCTTCTGCTATTAGTAATATTCCTTCTGGTAATTTAGCAGCCACTGATGTACAAGGAGCTTTAAACGAATTACAAACAGACATTGATGGAAGAGCCACCACTTCTCTTAATAACTTAGCTTCAACGGCTGTTAATGCTGATATTATACCAGATACTAATAATACTAAAAACTTAGGTTCTGGAACAGTTCGTTGGGCTTCTCTACATGGTGTATTTTTTAGTATGCCATCAGACGGTTCTGGTCGAGTTGGTACAACAAACCAAACTGGTGCCACATCAAGCGGAGCCCAAACTTTTAGAAGCGGTACGGTAGTAGATGGAACTTCTGGTTCTGCCACTGTAGGTACAGGTAACGTATCTGGTACAGGTTCTAGTGGAGACGTTAACCTTATAGCTGGAACTGTTGTTTCTGGCACACGAGGTAAAGTTGTTGCCGCTGGACGTTATTTTAGACCTCCAGTAGCCACAGCAGACCCTGGAACTCCAGAAGGTGGAGCTACATATTATAACAGCTCTACAGGATTTTTAAAATATTATAATGGTACTTCTTGGGTAAACTTAGAACCTCGTCCATATATTTTTGCTAGAGCTTCTAATGCTGCCACTCTAATTAACAACACTACTCCCATTGTTATAAACGGAACTGAAAACAAAGATACCAGCTCTGCATATAACACCTCTACAGGTAGGTTTACTGTTCCAAGTGGAGCAGATGGAGATTATGAAATAACTACATTTTTACGATGTGGCTCTGCTTCTTGGACAGTTGGAAGTGTTCAAGAGTTATATATTTTTAAAAATGGTTCTCAATATAACATTATGGACAGAACTCAAATTGAAACTGCTGGCACATATAACAGAGTTCTTCAAGGTACTGATGTTGTTACTGATTGTGTTGCAGGAGACATTTTAGACGTAAGAGCCTATTCAGACGGTCCTGTTGGACTAGATAGTGCTTACGTAGTATTTAAACGATTGAATTAACAAATAATATCGAGGACTTATGGCAAAAAGAAACATTAATGCAGATATGGGAGGAGCAATTAAGCAATCCTTTGACCAGGATAGCTATGCTCTTCGCACTGTTGCTGCAAGCTCTTTAATTAAATTTGACTTTGATTATTACAGTGTAGCCTACCCTTCTGCCACTCAAGAAGTATATACATATAAAAGAGGCGGAGCAAGTGGAACTCTTGTAGGCACCATTACCATTAATTATACAGACGGCACAAAACAATACGTTTCTAATGCCACTGTAGTGGAGCCATAAGATGCCTTTTGATCCAATTACAGGTACTTTTATTCGTCCAGCTCAAATTGAGTCTTTTGGAGTTGTACAAGCTCCAGAAGGCACCATGCCTGTAGCCACATCTAAAGACGATATCTTAACATTTAAAACAGATGGTAGTATTCGTATTCAAGGTAACGCAGAAGACGACAGTCTTTTATTTGGATTGAATGAAATTATTGTAATAGCTCAAGAGGGAGCTTCTTATACTTTTCCATTAAATCCTAAACCTCTTTCTAAATTTACTGTAGGTTTAATGGTTGGTGGTCCTCAAGCTATTAATTGCTCTATCAATGGTTTACAACAAACTTTAACAGCTCCTAAAAGATTTATTTATATTGAAGGGTGGGTTGAAATCTGATAAAATAAGGCTTTGCGAGGTGTTATGGATATCCAAGAATTAAACAAAGCTTTAAAAACAATTGCGGAAGTGTGTGAAAAACATGTAGCCACTGCTAAAGAACATAGAGAAATAGCAAAAGCTTTAGAAACAATTGTAAAAGCTTTAACAGAATCAACAAAAGATAAAAAAGAAGGTACTCTTGAAACAGAAAATAATGGTTGAACAAAACGGAAATATTGTAAGGATTTTAGTAAATCCTTCCGAAGACGTTTTAAAACAACTTCAAGAGCAAGGTTTTGTATTAGTTCCTTTTGATAAGGAACGGGCTCGTCAAGCTTTTGTAAAAGATCAAGAATTTGCTACCTTTTTTCACGCTCCAATTAAAGCTGAGCCCATTAAAGAAGAAGAACCTTTTCCTTTTGAGGTAGTTGAGCCTGGACCTACGTTTACAGATGAAGCAAAATTTGCTTTACTTGCAGATGAAATGGAACACCTTTATAAACACGCTTTAAAAAATAAACTTAGAGTTCGTAAGCTCCTGCACAAAAAACATCCTAAATGTTCGTGCAAAGAAGAAGTCTCTAAAGTTGAGCTAGACACTGCTTTTAGTTTAGATCTTTTAGAAAAAGAAATGTCTGATTTAAAAGAAAAGATTAAAAACTTACCTAAACCAGAACCCGTTCAAGTTCCAAATCCCATTATTGTTCACAAAGCAGATAATTCGGCTGTAGAGGCGTTGGAACATAAGATGACTGTAATGAAACATGAGTTGGATCTTTTTAAAGAAGAAATCAAATCTCATAATAAAAAATTATATATTGCATTAGTTTTAATTGGCCTATTGGCCGTATTTACATAAGGGAGAATATTAAGATGAAAGATCTTAAAGGATATATGGCAGAAAAGTTTGGTAAGCCAAAAAAGGCTGACCAATTAGAAAAAGAAGCTAAAATGAGCGTAGTTAAAGATTTACGTGATGCTGCTTCTGATGACATGAAAGAATCTTTAAAATCAGGAATGATGCAGAAAGTAACTGTAGCTGCTCCTGACAAAGAAGGTCTTAAAAAAGGTTTAGAAAAAGCTGAAGACGTTTTAGAAGAGTTGCCTGAAGAAGGTAATCCTGTAGAAATGGCTGATGCTTTAATGGGCGAAAAAGAAGACGATGACATGGAAGAAGATATGGACATGGATAAAGATGAAAAAATTGCCATGTTAGAGGAGAAGCTAAAAGACCTTCAAGAAATGCTTGCTAAGATGAAGTCTTAATATTTCTGAAAGGTTTTACAATGCTTACGTCTTCCACGCTTATTGAAAGCGTAAAAAATAGGGCTTTAATTCCAACTAATCAACAGACGTTTACAACGGCTGATTTTCTTCGTTTTGCTAACGAAGAAATGTTGATTGGCATGGTTCCTAACGTTCTTCAAACACATGAAGAACATATGCTTTTTCAAGAAGCTTTTGCTATTAATCCCAATGTCTCGGCATATGAAATTCCATATCGAGCCATTGCAAATAAGCTAAGAGACGTTTATGTATTAGATAGCTCAGGCAATCTAATTAACATGACTCGCATTAACAAAGATGATCTAGGAGATTATCCAAGCTATTACGGTAATGGTTTTGCTAGGGGCTTTTATGTTCTAAGCAACACTATTAATTTAATGCCTTTAAATAGTCCTGGAAATACTGGAGACGATTTGTTAATGACGTATTATATGCGTCCTAATAACATGGTGGCAGAAGAACGAGTGGCCACTATTCAAAGCGTAAGCTATAATTCAGGAACACAAGAGTATACTCTTACCTTTACAGCAGCTTCTCCAACAGCGTTTACAGCGCAAGAAAAATATGACATTGTTCAAGGATATTCTCCCTATAAAATCTTGCAATATGATATTACCCCTTCCGCTGTAACGTCTTCCACCATTGTTATTCCTCGTAATCAGTTAGAAGATGCTCAAAGAAACCCTGATAATTCTATTCGTTATAGAGTGCCAAAAGCAGGAGATTTTGTGTCTTTAGCAGGGGAAACAAAAGTTCCCCAGCTTACAGACGAACTCCACTCAGTATTGGCCCAACGTATTGCTTGCCGTTGTTTAGAAGCCCTAGGAGACAGGGAAGGTCTAAATGCAGCCAATGCTAAACTAGCCGAAATGCTAGTTAATACAAATATTCTACTACAAAATCGAGTAGAAGGAAGTCCACAAAAAGTTGTAAATACACAGTCTCCTTTACGTTCGCGTCGGTATACTTTTCGACCTTAAGGGGGTTTAATGGCCGTAATGCTTCGAGCCAAAGGTCTACAACTCCTTCCTAACTTTCTTTCTGAAATCCCAGAAGGAGCCCTTTTACAAGCTCTTAACACGGTTATTGACCGTGATGGAATCATTCAACCTCGTAGAGGGTTTAAGCAATGGCGTAATATTGCTAGTGCTTCAGGACGAGCTAATCAACTCCTATCCTATAGAGACCGTATTTTAGCCCAATATGGTACCAATCTAGCTTATGATGATGGGTCCTCTACCACTTTACAGACTTTTAAACAAGCAGATGGCAGCACAGATGCTGAATGCGCTCCCACTGAAACTGGACGTAGAGTTAGATCTGCTGAAGTTAATGGAAACTTATACGTCACCACGTCTCAAGGTATTAAAAAGATCAGCTCTTCTACAAATGCTTTTATCGCTTCTTCTGGAGAAAACAAGCTATTAGATGCTGGAATTCCTCAAGCTTTAGATCCTATTTTAAACACTAACTACACCACTACGGGCTTTATGCTACCTTTATCTAAGGTGGCCTATCGCATTGTGGTTGGATATAATGACAACAATAGCAACTTACTTTTAGGTGCTCCTTCTAATCGAGTAATTATCACTAACGTAAGCTCTAATACTTGTAATGTAGATTTACGTATATTGCTACCTGAAAATCTCACTACAGACTACTTTGTTCAGGTATATCGCAGTAACAATCCTTTTACAAGCTCTTTAGATCTTTTAGCCACGGCTGTAGTTCCTAACGATGAAATGCAGCAAGTAGCTGAACATGTTCTCACCTCTGAAGATATTGCTAAAGGATATGTAGATTTAACAGACACCACCACCGCTGAAGTTTGGGAAGTGTCTGCATTCTTATACACTAATGAATTTAGTGGAGAGGGACTTTTACAATCCAACTACACTCCTCCTTTTGCTAAGGATTTAACTCAATTTCAAGGAAGTTTATTTGCTGCTAATACTCGCACTAAACATACTTTGGACATTAATGTACTTAGTGTAGAGGGTTTTGAAGGACTTGATGTAAACTCTTTTACAAGTTCTGGTCAAACTTATACTTTAACCTTGTCAGGTTCTCATAATCTCCAAGTGGGAGATGAGTGCTATGTGGCTTTTCCTGACTCCTACATTGAAAGGACTGGAGTCAGTTTAGACACTACTTTAAATATCCTAAATGACTCTACGTTATACGCTTATGAAGGGTTCAAGGCTCGTTTTATTGGTAGTTTACCTGGCGGTGCTATTGCTAATACTTACTACCGCATTAAACGGTATGATGGAACAAGTCTAGTACAGCTTGTTAATGATATGGGATCTGTTTTAGATTTAACTTCTGGAACAACAGCAGATCTTAGAATTCATGGTGGAGTTGTAGGTAGGTTTGATGCTGAAGCTCTTTCTACTGGCTCTACTTTAGTAATTACTCTTCCTGCTAATCAAACCATCGTATCAGCTCAAGGAGCCCGTGTTATCACTTCTCATTTAGCTCTTCAAAAAGAAGGAGCTTTGGGATATTTAAAATATTATATTGGTGGCTCAACTGGTAAGTTTACTCTTAAAGTTACAGATTCCACTTTAGATACTCTATCTTCTTTTGAAGATAAACTGTTTTATCTAAATTCGTATGATGGACAAAGAAAGTATTATTTCTATACTTCCGACAATGAAACTGCTCCTCCTCTATCTACAATTACGTTTCCAGAAACTGCTCAAAGAATTCCTGTAAACATAGTGCAAACTTCTTCTGAAGTTACAGTTAGCTCTGTATTAGGAACAGTGGCCACCACCACTACCAATCATGGACTTTCTACTGGAGATTTAATTGCTTTAGGAACTCTGGGAGTTACTGGTGCAGTAGCTGGAGATCAGCTCTATGTACTAAAGCTTACTGATACTACTTTTTCTGTAACTCCAACTTATAATGGTGCGGCTCTATCTTTAACTGGAGCAGGAACTTTATTTAAAAAATCAAATAAAGCTCAAGTTGCCGCTAATTTAGTGGAGGCTTTAACTGCTTTTGGAGACTGGAAAAATCTAAAAGCTTATGAGCTTTCTTTTGAACCCGATGATTTAGATCTATTAAACGACAGCATTTTAATTACTTCTCATGGTTTATCTACTGGAGATCAAATATACATTACCAGCTCTGGAACAGGTCCCATTACTTCCGTAATTATGGGATCTAGTGGCTATTATGTTAACGTATTAAATGCTAATGAATTTAAGCTATATAGAGATTCTGGACTCACCACTTTAGTTAATTTTACTTCTATTGGTACTGGGGTACATACAATCCATTCAAACCGCATAACAGCGGAAAATGCCACTTCTGGTTGGTGGGGACTCCCCTCTTCAGCAGTAAACCAAGATTTATATGTTGATACTAGTTCAACTGGAGCTTTTTCTGCATCCCTTTTAAGTAGGGCTTTTGGAGAAGTTCTTGTAGAAGATAAACTTTTAGTAAAACGTTCAGATTTTATTACAGTTTCTGATAAGATTGACGAAACAGCTAGAAGCTTAATTAAAGTGGCAAACACAGATCCTGACAATACTTTTGTCAAACTCTTTTATACTTCTGGAACTCAAGACTTTACTCCTCGTATTACATTTACAGCCAATACGTTAGAAGATAACGAAATCTTTTTAGGCTTTAGAGATACTGTTGGTACTGCTGGTAGAGATGATTTTGAACCAACTCTTCCTGAAGTGTTGGGAGGGTCTTGCAATGGCGCCACCATCATCACCGTAACTACAGATGTGGCTCATGGACTACTTGTAGGAGATGAAGTAGGATTAGAGCTTCCTACTTATAGCGGAGTATATGAAGTATTAACTGCTCCAACTTCTACGATTTTCACTGTGGAATTACCTGGAGCAGAAACTGCTGGAAGAGTTTTATGGTATAAAGCCACAGTATTTTCTGCGGCTTCTACAAATCCAAACAGGCTATATTTTTCTAAATACCAACAGCCAGAAGCTTTTCCTCTTTTAAATTATGTAGATTTAGGAGCTAAAAATAAAGCCATTGAGCGCATTTTAGCTCTTCGAGATAGTCTGCTTGTATTAAAAGAAGACGGAGTATTCCGAGTAACTGGGACTCAAGCTCCTAATTTTACTACATATCCACTTGATTTAACTAATTTTATTTTAGCTCCAGACAGTGCCGTAGTATTAAGTAACTTGGTTTATATGTTTTCAAACCAAGGTATTGTAGCTGTGAGTGACAGCGGAGTACAAGTAATTTCTCGTTCTATTGAAAATAAACTTTTCCCTCTTTTAAATAACTCTGATTTTAAATTCTTAACTTTTGGTATTTCTTATGAAACAGATCGAGCCCTTATCTTATATGTCCCATCATCTTCTGACGACACCTCTGCTTCCCAGTGTTACAGATATAATCTTTTTACACAGTCTTGGACTAACTGGAATAAGCCCGCTACATCTGGATTGGTATCTCTTTCAAGCAATAAATTATACTTGGGCGTAGCTGATTTAGCTGTTGTAGAAGAAGAACGTAAGAATTTTGATAGAACAGATTATGCAGACAGAGAGTTTAACACTGAATTTACTACAAACTTTTATATATATGCAGATAAAGAACTTCTTTTACCATCTATTGCTTTAGTAAAAGCAGGAGACGCTCTATTACAAACTCAATATGTAACTTTAGCAGACATTAAAAACCTTTCTCTTAAACTAGCTTTAGATGCTTCTATTCCAAGCGGCAGTGTTAGCTTTTATCAAAACTTTTCAGTATTGCCTGGATCTAATTTAACTACTTTGATGAGCGCACTAGTAACTCAATTAAATGCAGATTTATCCACTGCGTTTGTAGCTCCTTCAGATCCTAATCCAGCTACGTTTCAAACACAATATAATGCTTTTATTGATAGCTTAAATTTAAGCTTAGTGCCTTCTTTTTCAGACTATAAACATAGTGTTGGAACAAAACTTTATGAAACTAACATTACAGAAGTACTTTCTAATGTTCGTATTGTAAAAATTGATGACACTCCTCCTTTTGTAGTGGGACCTTCATTACATGTAAAAGCCATTGAATCTGATTTAATTTATGCTCCCATCTCTTTAGGAGATCCTAGCATGATGAAACAGGTACGTGAAACCACTACTCTTTTTGAAAACACCACGTTTAAAAACGCCTCTATGGGCTATGCCACTGATCTAGACGCTTCGTATGATTTCGTAAACTTTACAATGCAAGGTTCTGGAACTTGGGGTAATTTTAATTGGGGTGAAAGTGTATATGGTGGGTCAGGACCTTCTTATCCGTTTAGAACTTATCTTCCAAGAGAAAAACAAAGAGGCCGTTACTGGTTCTTTAGACTTAAACATAACGTGGCTCGTCATACTTTTTCTCTTCTTGGAGTAAGCGTTGTACCAAGTAGCGCAAGCGAAAGGGCATATCGTGGCTAATATTCAAAAACCCGCTCGCATTGTAGCTTCGGATTTTGATGAAGAAATCCGTCCAACTGTGGAAAAAATGGCAGACGTAATTAATCCAGCTCTTGAAGAGTTTTGGCAAACTTTACAAGGAGAGCTAAGTTTAAGTAATTTTAAATGGGGTTTGCTAACAAACTTCATTGTAAAAGTAGACGCTAATGGTACTCCTCTTGTGGATGGGTCTGATTCGCGTTTAACGGCCCGTATTAAGAATCCAAGCACTGGTACTATATTTGGTAGCCTTGTAGTTAAAGCGACGTGTATAGACGATAGTAGCTTGTTTGTAACGTCTACCCCTTACATTACTTTTTCAGTGGATCAAAACAATCTTTTAAATATTCAGAATGTTTCTGGCTTAGTGGCTAACAAACGCTATCAGTTAAACATCCTAATATTTACGAATTAACAAATAATTTAGAGTAGTTATGAACATGATGAAGCCTCCATCCACACAAGTACAACCCTTGCAACCCCTTGATTTATCAGGGAAAAAGAAAAAGCAAGGGTCTGGCTACCAAGGTCTTGAAAAGACTGTACAACAGAACGTACAGCCTGTTCAAGCTATTGGCTCTCAAATTCAACAGGGCTTACAGCAACAAGTACAAGGGGCTCAAGGACAACTTCAAGGAGCTGTGCAAGCCGCTGGGGCTCAAACCCAAGCGGAAACTCAGCGTTTAGGACAAGCTCAAGGTCTTATTGGAACTTTACAAAACGCTCCTACAGACGTAAATAAAGAATTATATAAAAACCTCAGTTCTGGCAAAGCTCAAACCGCTGATACGGGTGGTATTCAAGCTATGCAAGGAACTCTTGGTTCCGCTGTAGAAGAGACTCGTAACATTGGTTTTGACCCCATGGCAAGGCAGCAAGCCATTGCTAGGGCTGCTGGTAGGTCTCTTACTTCCCAGCCTCGTGCTGGGGCTTTAGGAGCTTTGGATAGCAGTTTGTTGGCTCGTAGTGTAAACCTACAAACAGCGGCTAATGAAGCGGCTAGACAGGGTTTTAGCCTTGATAGAGAGGCTCAAAAACAAGCTCAGTCTATTGAAGCTTCAAACAAAGCTTTAGCAGAACAAGCTAAAACAGCTCGTGAAAATATCCTAAAAGCTCGTACACAAGCCATCACTGGCCTTGAAACTGGAGCTAAAGAAGCCGCTGAAGGATACAATGAACAAGTAAAAGCTCTTAAAGACTTCTTAGGAAAAGAAGACCTTTTAACTCAATTAACTGGACAGCCAGTACAAACTTTTCAAAAACTCTCTCCTGAAGGGTCTGTTGAAGATGTATTAGCTGGTGGTGGAAAAGGAGCTGGACTCCCCCCTTCTGCCGCTATGCAAATTCGTAATCTTCTCAGTGGTGCTGGAATTGATTTAGATAAAGCAGACATTACTGATATCGGTCAAGCAGAGCTTATTTCCACTCTTCGTAAAGCCGCCACTGGATTAGGTCCTAGAACCGCTGAAGAAGCTATGACAGCGGATCAAAGGAAAAGGCTTAAATCTTTATATGGATTAGAAGATGAGCTTGCTGGCAGAGAATATTTAGATAAAGCTCAAGCTGATATGGCAATTGGTCTAGATAAAAATGTTCTAGAAAATTTAAGAACTCGTATTATGGAATCGGAAAAAACTACCGCTCAACGTGCTTCAGAATATGAAGCGGCTATGAATGAGCTTCTTGGAGCTTATAATAATAGAGCTGATGTGGCTGGTTATTTTAATCGTGACTTTGAGTCTATGACTCCTGAACAACGTCAAGCTTACATTGCTGGTAATCAAGATGAAGCGGATCTACGAGCAGCTTTTCGTAGAGCTGCCGAAGCTGGAAGCTTTGATGATATTCGTATTAATGATTTAGCTGAACAGATGGGTATTGGATGGGGTAGGGCTCAAAACCTCATCGAACAAATGAGACCTTATTTACAACGAGGTCAAACAGCCACAGGAGAATCTTTACTTAAAAAAGAAGGTCAATTCGTAGGTCAGGACATTGGCGGTCCAGCTTATGGACGTAGAAGCGGTTCTACTTTTTTTGAACAATTAAATGAATTAGCTGCCGCTCCAGTTAGAGAAGTGGGTAGATCTGTAGGCAACTTAGCTAAAGATGAAGCCTTAGTTCGTTTAGGACCTATTTCTCAACCTTTTAGAGAATCTTTAAACTTAGCTTCTGGGGTAATTGATGATACGGCTAAGAACCCGTTTTTAACCGCCGCAATGTTAACTTTAGGACCAGGAGCAGTTCTTGCTGGTGGTGCTGGATCAGTAGCTGGTCTTAACACTGCCGGACAAGCTTTAAATTATGCTTCTCCTCAAATTTTAAGTGCTCTTGATAGACTACGAAAAGGATAATATAAAATGGACCCAATGACATTAGCTGCTATTTTAGGTGCTCAGGCCGTTGGAGGCATTGCTGGAAACCTTCTTTCTGAAGGTGACAGGGCTCGTTCAAGGGATTTAATTAATCGTGCCGCTGGTCAGTTTAATTTTGAAATACCTAATATTGAGGATCAAAAGCTAGCTTTAGAAGAATATCAACTTCAAGGTCTTCTTTCAAGCTTAATGGAACAAACCCCAGAACAATTACAAGCTTCCGCCATGGAAGCTCTTCAAATTGATCCACGTTTAAAACAGCAACAACGTTCTTATTTAGATATGCTTGGAGAAATTTCCAAAACAGGACTTACTGAAGCAGATCAAATTATGGCTGCTCGTATGGCTCAACAAGCTCAAGCTGCTGAAGCGGCTCGTCAAGCTTCCATCCTTCAAAATATGGCAGCTCGTGGAGCTGGTGGAAGCGGTATTGAAGCCGCTGCTCGTTTAGGTTCTTCTCAACAGGCTGGAAATGCTTTAGCTGCTTCTATGGATGATTTAAGGGCACAAGCTTTTCAAAATAGACTAAATGCTATGTCAAAAGGTGGAGAGTTAGCTGGATCACTAAGGGGTCAAGAGTTTAATGAACAGTCTAATATTGCTCAATCTAAAGACGCTGTAGAAAGATTTAATCTAGCAAATAGATTAAATGCTGCTCAAAGAAATATAGATAGAGCCCGACAAGTAGAAGCTGCTAATTTAGCTGCTCGTCAATCTTTTGCAGATCAAAACGTAGCTCTTCGTAATCAACAACAGCAATATAATAGAGGATTATTACAACAACAGTTCCAAAATCGTCTTGGGTTAGGATCAGCTAGAGCAGGTGCTATGACAGGTCAAGCCCAAGCCGCCCAACAGCAAGCTAATGCCACGGCTAATATGTGGGGAACTCTTGGCTCTGGTGTTGGTTCTATTGCCGCTGCATTTGGGGCTGGAAAACCTTCTGCAAATACTCAAAAACAAAAAGATGAGTACTTTGCTTTTCAAAATTTTCCTGAAGATTAAGGATTAGTTAACATGCCAAGACAACCTCTTTTTGGACAAGACGATCTTACAGCGGAAGATAAGTTTCGACAGCTTCAACAACGCCAAGTTGAAGCTATTGAAGCTGGAACCCGTAAAATGTTTAATCCTGCTCAATATGAAACATTTGAGGAAAATGCTCCTGATTTTTCCACAATGGGAGACTTTTTAACTAATACTAAAGATCCCGCTAAGTTACGAGAGTTTGCCTCCATTACAGAAACCAGGGCTTCAGAAGCTACAGATCCCACCATTAAAGAAAGCTTTGGTAAGCTTTCTAAATTAGCTAAGGATTATGCTGACCGATTTGAAGCTGACCTTACAACTCAAGAAATTTTAAAACAACCTGCCAGTGTAGATTTGCCAGAAGCTGAAGAAAAGATTGGCACCACTGTAGCTACAGCTATGCCACAAACTACAGATCCTCTAAAGGATTTAATGGCTCGTTATAAACAAGCTCAAGAACAGGCTAGCAAAGGACAACAGTTAGAGTCTATTATGAAGTCTGGAGAGTCTATTAGCCGCGCCATTGCAGGTGCTGGTTATACTCCAACTGAAGCTAGGGTAGTTGGTCAGGCAGGTATTGGAGAGCTATACAAAACTCCTTTACAAAATATTAATCAAGAACTAGCCATAACTCCCACCATGGAATCTATGGACCAATATGATACTGGGTCCACTATTAGCCAAGTGGCAAGAGACTCTCTTAAGGACATGTTTGATAATTTAGGAATGAGTCTTCCTGCTTCTTTTGATAAATTAAACTATTCTCAAGTCACTAAACTATATCCAATGCTTGAGCCTCAAATTAAAGCTAAAGCTGAAGCTGCTAAAAAATCTCAAGAAAAACAAACAAAACAAGAAGAATCTCTTCGTAAAGTACAAGCTGAATTGTCAGATACTTTATATAAAGCATCTTCTGATAGAGATGTACGTAAAACAGCTAGAAGCCTTGTAGGATTTGATGAGAAGATTAGACAACTAAGAGAATATGCTGAAAATCCTAAAAAAGTAAACTCTGCACAGCAGATTATGGAAATCTATAATATTATTAAACAATTAGATCAAGATTCTGCTGTTAGAGAAGGTGAAATCAAGATGTTCTTAGGAGCCTCTACTTTCTCTGATTGGGTTGAAGCAAATCTTTCTAGGGTATATGGAGATAATCCAAAAGCTATCGGTTCCACTACATTTAGAAACTTAGTTAAACAGTTAGAAAAAATGTCAGAATATAAACGAGATGAGTTTAACAACACTGTAATTAAACCCACACAAAGTTTAATTAAAACTAAAATGGAAATTTACGGAATAGATAATCCTGAAATGATTAAAAAACTAGAACAACAAGCTTTTCCTTATTGGGATTTTGAAAGACAGAGCCCCAAATCAGACAGTCCTTTTTCTAGATTTACAACTTCTCAACTTGAAACCGCATTTGAAAAATTTCAAGAGCAAGTTAAATCTGGGCAAACAGATCCTCAAACACTCGCTAAACTTCGTGAACTTACAGCAGAATTGAAAAAACGAGAAGGTAAATAATTATGTCATCAGCTTGGACTCCAGAAGAATTAGAAGCACTTATTGCTCAAAGCCCCTCTGTAAAACCAGAAATGGACACTACTGAGCCAGGTGGATTTGCAGATACAGCTAAAGCTTTTGGAGCTGGAGCTGCTCAAGGTGCTTTGTTTAACTGGGGAGATGAACTCCTAGCTGGTGTAGTGGCTCCTTTTTCTGATAAAGAATATAAAGAGCTTCAAGAAGAATACGATTTAGAAGACCAACGGCTAGCTGCTCAAAATCCGTTAGCTTATGGTGCAGGTACCGTGGCAGGAGCAGTGTCTGTTCCTGGAGCGGGTATTGGTAGCTTAGGATTAAAAGCTACAAAACTAGCTAAAACTTCTGCTAACCTAGCAAAGGTTCCTTCAGGACTTGTGAGAGCTACAGGATATGCTGCCCAAGGAGGCACTGCTGGAGCTTTAGACTATTTAGGAAGAACTAAGTCTGAAGATATGAGTTTAAAAGATGCTGCTACTAGTGCAGCTTTTGGTGGTGCTTTAGGTGCTGCTTTAGGCGAAACTATGGAAGTGGCAATGCCCATTGCTAAAAACCTTTTAAAGCGAGTAGATGATTCTCGAACTCTTCAAGACATTCGAGAAACCATTGACGTTGTACGTAAAGTGAAAGACAATCCAGAATTTTCTGATTTTGGATTAGTAGGTTCTAGAACTTTTAGTGAAAAAGCTGGATCAAAATTACATGAAACAGCTATACGTACTGCTAAAGATTTAATGAATGCAGAACAAGTTTTAGGAACTACGTATAAAAAACTTGTAAATGAAGCTTCTAAAAACGTAACAGATCCTGTTAATATCAATCCTACTGGATGGATTGAACTATTAAATAGAATGAAAGCTAACACTGTTGGTTCTGAATTTGATCCAGCAGAAGCTCTTGCTAAGTATTTAACTAAAAACAACATTTTATCAGTTAATAAAGATGGGTTTTTAATTCCTGGCACTAGACAATTATCAATTGACAAAGCTCGTCAAATAACTGAAGATTTAGATTTAATGATGACTAGAAACCCATCCATGGCAGAGCTTAGAGGAGAACGGGGACTTCCTTCTATTGGCTATTCTGAGCCAATTAGAAATCAAGGTCGTCAAATTTTAAAAAATATTGAATCTGAAATTTCTACAAAACTTCGTCAAATTGATCCTAAACTTTCTCAAAAATTAGATGAAATTTCTGAAATTAAAAATGACATAGCTATTTTTAAAGACTTAACAGGTCTTGAAAATCTTTATTACGGAGATGTTTCTAGCTTAGAAAAAGATATTGCTTTATTTATCGGTAAATTAACAGACTTAAACGATCCTTCTTCTGTTAATCCAACAGGAGTAGCTATTAGAAAATATTATGAAAAAGTTACTTCTGGAAAAGTAAATAAATTTTTAGGAGATAAAAAAGTTCTTGAAGAAATGAAAGAGCGTCTTAAAGAAACAGGCAGAGAAAAATATATTCCAGAATATGAGGGTTTAGTTAATAAATATAATAAAAACTTAGCTGATTTAAAAGATGACCTATTGTTTGCCGATCTTGGTGGTACTGCTCAACAGCGTGCAGCTCTTGGACAATCTGGTAGAGGTAACTTAGGTATTAGTGCTCGAGGTCTCATTACTCAAGGTACTGCCATTAGTGCAGAAGCAGCGGACTTTTTAAGATCTTCTGTACAAGGCATTATTGGTAAACAAGCCACCAGTGCTGCTCTTCGTAGTCCTGGTGCCATGGCTAGTGTTCTTACTGACGCTGGAATTTACAACTATCTTTCTCGTTTAGCCAATCAATTAGACCAGCCTAAGATTGCTCAATATTTACATGGCCTATATAATGCAGAAGGTAAAAAACGAGCTGCCATGTTATATGTTATGTTACAAACCCCCGTATTTAGAGACTTCGTAAAATCGCATTTGACTGACCACTTGGAGAATTAAAATGAAACGCTACATAGAAGCTGCTTTAGCTGACGGTGAAGTACAAAAAGTTCTACTTAAAGCTATGGCTTGGATAGCTCTTTTCTTTGCTCCCATCAAAGAAGTGCTCTTCTCTGTAGGGTTTTTAATTGTGGCGGATTTAATTACAGGAGTATGGGCCGCTTTAAAGATTGGTCAAAAGATTGAAAGTGCTAAGTTACGTAGAAGTGTAAGTAAATCAGCAGCTTATCTACTAGCTGTTTGTTCTGGTTTTGTAGCTCAAAAATACCTTATGGGAGATACCGTTCCCGTTGTACATGTAGTGGCTGGTTTAATTGGAGCCACAGAGCTTCTAAGCGTATATGAAAATCTTTCTAGGATTACTGGTTTAGACTTTAAACAAAAAGTAATGCAGCTAATCCAGCCTCCGAAAGAAGAGAATAAAAGCGATGAGCAAAAATAAGCTTGTTAGTGAGCTATATCTTGCTTTTAAAGAATTGGATAAAATTCAAGATCCTGCTAAAAGAATGGCAACGGCTGAAAAACTTATTAACACAACCCAACTACCTTTAGACACAAATAAACTTATTTTAAGACGCGCTCTAGGCAAATTCAACGCTTCCAAAGTCATGGAAGAACAGAACATTAAAGACTTAGATGAAGCCCTTGTATATCTTTATAATAATTTTTACAATGATAGTTTAGGTAAGCCTAACCTTGTATTAGTAGATCCAAAAGATCCAGAACAAGCCCAAGAGCTTTTTAATAGTCTTTTTAATGATTTATATACAGCAAAAATAAAAAACACAAATAAAGAACTCTCTGAAAGAGACTTGGCTGTAATTTATGAAGCGGCTAAAAAACAAGCAGACGAGTTTTCTAAAAACGTTTTTGGTAGCTATAATCCAAGAACAAAACAAACTCTTTTAAACTCAAACTATTTAAAAACTCCTGTAGATTTGTTGGCAACTTCTTTTCATGAACTTGGCGGACATCAAAGTACGGATGCTAAAAATTTAACTTTAGGAAAAACTCTTTTAAAAAACGTTAAAAATTCCGCTTTAACTAGACTTAAAAATCTTCAATCTATTCCAGAAGATATTCCGGAGTCTCTAGGAAGACTTCCTTTAATTACTTCTAAAGAAAGATCTCTTTTAACAGAGTTAGCCACAGAACAAAGTCCAGAAATAGAAGCTTTTACTAGAGTGGTAAAACCTTCTGTAGGACATTCAGCAGAACATCCTCAAGGCTTTGAGCTTAAAAAAATGTTTGATATCCTTCAAAGAAAAAAGCCAGCAGGACTTGCGGTTCCTTTAACTATTGGGGCTGGTATGGCTGCTGGGCAAGACGCAGAGGCAGCAGAGTTTTATCAACCCCAAGCTAAACGTCAATTCCAAAGTTTAAATCCTTTTAAGGATCTTGTAGAAGGTACTAGAGAAGCCGCTACAACTGTTCGTAAACCAGTAGAGGCTTTTGTTAAACCTGTGTCTAAAGCTATTGTAGATAAAATATATGCAAATCCTATAAAAGCCGTAGATAAGTCTTATAGCAAAGAGTCTGATGTTGCTCTACCCATCGTAGAAGGCCTTACAGAACTAGCTACAAACCCTTTAAACTATGCTTCTGGTGGTTTGAGTATTGCTGATTTAATTACAGATTTGCTTAAAAAAGAAGAAGATTAACTTATTCTTCTTCCTGTACATCAATAATTACCTGATTGTCCAAACACTCAATTAGCTCATCTTCATAGTTTTCTACAGCTTTTTCCATATACGTCTTAGAATCTTCCACTAATTCTAAAGTACGAGTCTTTAAGGATTGGGCGTATAAGTCCCTATTCCTAGCATTATTTGCACTATATACTTCTTTTCTTTGAGCTTTTTTATGTACGTGCTTGTTTGTTTTCTTGTTAAAATAAGCTCTATAATACTCTTCATTAAACTTATCGAACCACTTTTTTTCTTCTGTAGAAAGCTGTCCAATATAATCGTAGTCTAAAAACTCATGAACATTTAGATTATGAAATTTCTTTTGAAGATTTGGAAAAGCTGCTCGGCTTCTTTTTGAATTCTTAGCTCTCTGCTTATGTTTCTTGTCCAGAGCTTTCATCTTCTTGGAGCTTCTCGATGATCTTTGATCCTGTTTTTTCATAGATGGGTTTTCCTATGCTATGTTGTTTATCTTTGTTGAGTTCAAAATAATATGTAAAAGGTTCTTTATTAAGTAAATATACCCTGCCGTATTTAGTGTGGCGGCTAGGAAACTTAGGAGAAAACGCTTTAAAGAAAGAGGAATAAGAAAGAGCCGACTCTTTAGCTAGAGTGGTATATAGATGGTAAATCCAATTAGCTCGGATTTTTGAAGTACCTGACTTGATTTGAAAGGTTGTAAGGAACGCTTCAATGTTTTGATTGCGCTCCTCGCTAAGCTCACTGGGAGCTGATTTAACCTTAGATACAAGCTCCTCCACAGCTCGTAAATAATCAGGATCATCTTTGCTTAGATGTCCCAGGGTTTCATATTCTTTCTTGCCTTTTTTCATCTTACCTTACGTTAGATAGGACAAACATAGTGCCTAATGTAGCTGCCACTCCAGCTACAAAAGTAATACGTTGTCGGGATTTAGACTCTTCTAGCTCTTCTTCTAATCGCAAATGATCTTTAGTGAGTACTTCAATTTGAGTATGTTGAGCCCCCACTAACTTAGAAAGGATGTCGTTTTGGATTTTATAATTATCCAAACGCTCAAGGTTAATCTCTCGCTCTTCTCGAATGGCAAATTCTTTTTGAGGAGTTAATAAAAATCCAGCAAAGGGAGCGGGTTCTCCTTTATCTACAAAAGCTGCTCCAAGGTATTCCTCAGTATGGGCCTGGAGTGTAATGTTTAGCAGAGCGCCAATAAGCAAGAACTTCTTTAACATCTTTAGATTTTTCACGATTGCGAACCCTTTCTACAATTTGTAACTCTTCTTTTTTAGCTTGTTTTAGCTGCTCTTCTAACCTAGCTTTATCTTTTTCTAACTCTTTAATCTGTTCTAAAAATCGTCTATTAGCTTCAGGATCATTTGTAAAGTACCAAGTAGCTCCCACTCCTATAATTAATCCTAAAACTAATGTTAACACATTATTGACATTCATGCAATACCCTCACATTAAATAATTCAGGTAATCCTACAATGGGAGCCACCACAATGGAGTTTACAGTTACAGCGGAATTAAGACCCACCACCACTCTGTTTAAAGCGTGATAGGTAGGTCCTCCAGACATTCCCTGATACAAAAGACCCTTACCAGTACGTTTAAAGAATAGTGTACCAGTTAACATTCCAGGAGTACAAAGAAGGTGCTTTTGTGTTTCTGGCCATCCACAAGTGATAATGGGCACTGTCATAGATTTAGAAAACTCTCCCGTAAAATCCACTTTGGCAGGTCTAATGAGATGTTTTAAATCCGCTAACAACAAAGCACTATCGTATTTGTCGCTAATGCCCACCACTCTAGCAATGCCAAGATAGTGTAAGGAAGTGTCCTCAATGCTTAAAGGTTGTTTAAGTTCCTCTACACAATGGGCAGCAGTTAAAATGTATTTAGAACTAACCACAACACCAGAACAGAAAGATCCAGTGCCCCTTAAACGAACTTCTGGAGAATCGTTCATATAAGCTTTATATTCTTCACAAAGCTTCATTGGAGGCAAGTCGTAAGAAAACTCTTCTCTTACAAAATAGCCCAATCCTTGAAGATATAAGTGAGTTGTAAGGGCGGTTAACATTAAAAGAACGGAATATACAAAAACTCTAGCTGGGGTCCAAAAGCTTTTTTGCACGTTTTCTCTCCTGGTTTTCTCGCTGTGTTTTATCTTTATGACAAGATTCACACAAGCACTGAAGATTTTCAGGAACACACAAGAGTCTTTCAATATAGGTGTTCCAATCAATTTTGCCAGATTCAAGCTTAGGAAGAGAGCCTACAGGTATGATGTGGTCTACTTGAATGTTTTCTTCTCTAAATTGAAGCTTACACATATTACATGCTATCATACCGTTGGGTAAAATGCAAGAACTTTTTACAGACCTACGAATAGGATAATAACGCCAAATGCGTCTAAGAGCTGGAATTAAATACCGCTCTAGACGCCACTCCTTCTTTTTCTTTACTCGTTTTACTTTAGGTTTTTTCTTAGATCTTTTTGCGGTACGAGCAGTGCGAGCACGCATGATAGGTAAACCTTCCTAAATCCAATACCCGTAGAGTACCTTTATGGCAGTCTGGACATTTAGGATCTTTATATGATGTTTCATGTTCTTTAGAAGCTTCAGATTCATGTACAGTTTCTAGAGCCTCTTCCAAGTAATGATCTAATTTTTCATACTGTTTTAACCGCTTTTCAAGATGGCGAGCATAGGTCTTCCATTTTTTAATTTCTTGTCGTAAGTCTTCACCCTCTTTATGACTCTTACTCTTGGACATGTGTCCTTTCTTTCTATGTTGCACTACTCTTCTTGAATGTCTTTGCATTTAACTATACTCATGTGTTGGAATATCTATAAACATATCAAATACTTTTCTATACCATAAAGTTATACCAAAAGCGGTAGGTTCCCTATAATCTAAAACTCTACATAAAAGATTCATAGTACTTTAAATCCATGTTCAAACAAATTATTGTACCAATGTTTTCGTATGTCTAGCAAGATATTTTTAAACTGCTCTTCCTTTATGTATAAAGGATCTGTATTAGAACCAAAAAACTTATTAAAAAAGCTATGTAATTTATGTACAAAAGAGTTGTTGTAAATTAAATAAAAATTGTCTAAGTTAGTATATGGAGCTTCTAACATATAGTGTGCAGAAAGTAGGTAGTAAGGAGATCTTCCAGTATAAAAAATAATTTGTGCTGCAACTTGATATTGCAATTTTTGAACAGTCATAAAATATAGATTAATCATAATATCTCTGGATTAATGAGAGTACCAATAATATGTTCTACATTTAGTTCATCATCAATACACTTACTGCTTTTAGTACATACTAAATCCACCACTGACTCTAGTTCCAAAGCCTCCACTACATTCTTAGCCCATTGCCAACCGTTGTTAGAATGTACTGTGACGTGATAGCCTCGTTGCTTTAAAGATTTTACAAAAGCAATCACTGCTTGATTAGGCTCTACTTCTTTAGACGTGCCGTAATAAGAAACTGTTTTTGAATTTTCTGTAGGTGAGTTTACCCATTTAATAATGGTGTTATCTACGTCCACCGCGACTCTTAGTTCGTTTGTTATTACTTGCATTTTTAAGGCCTTTCTTTTTAGGATACTCGTACAAATCGTTTAAGTCGGGTCTATTAACTCTCATCCATTCATACATAGCTAAACTAGCCATGGCATTCCAAATATGGAGATTACCTGAATCCTTATCAATTTCTTCTCCCATTAACCTCTGTGTAATATGTCTAAGTGCAGAGTCCAAAAGGCGCGAATGAGAGAGTCCCTTGCGAAAATTGTACCTACCATAGACCTTAGCACCATGTGATAGAGCCTGTCCACATGCCCATATGGCCTCTCCAGGAATAAGAGAGAGGGAGGGTTTATTCTGGTCATTCTTTTTTCCGTCTTCCTTTTTCTTTTGTTTCTTCAAGGTCAATCTCCATGTCTTCTTCTGATTTAGATTCCGCTAGTTCTTTGAGCTTCTTCTCTAAGAGTATAGATAATTGTACCAGCTTTTCACCCTCTCTGGCAAATGTTTCTGCACTAATTTCTTCAACGTCTTGTACAGAAAGTCCAATGGTGGAGTCTAAATATCTATAATGAAAACAGACATGCCAAAGCTCGTGGCGAATATTAACAGAGTTTAAATCATATGTATTAGAAAAATAAATCTGTCTATCATCTGGCTCAACAAATGCAGGGCAGCTAGGATCATCTGCAAGCTGAGCCACTTCTTCTGGAGAAGTCAGATAGATAGTCCAAGTATCGCCCATGTAATTAAATCGAGCCACTTTCATTTATTTCCCCTTGTAGAGTTGGTCTTCTAGACAAATAAACTTAGGACCTTTCTCATCAATAGTGAGATAGCCGCGAGTCCACTTGTCAGTGTCTTGACTTCCATATTTAAACACTGGTTGAGAAGGGTCTCCAGTGTAGCCAGCATTGGCTTCCCACAATACGGAACCAAGAAACTTCTCATTTACTACGCCACCAAGATGGGAATGACCCACTACAGTCTTCTTACCATTGCGGCGCATATGAGCACCAAGCCCACTCTTATATCCATGAATAAAGAGGATATCCCCTAAGATGAGTTCACTAGTGGCATCTTTCATGCTAGTGACTTTAGAAAAGTTAAACAGTTCTTTTTGAGCAGACATAATGGACTCAAGCTCTGGAACTTTATCTAACACTCGTTTTAATAAACGTTGATCGTGGTTTCCAAGAAGCTGGTAACACTGAGCTTTAGGAGCAGCTTTCTGTAAACGTTTCCAAAACTCTTCAGCTTGTTCTCGTCCTAAATTAATCTCTTCTTCTGGAGTCATCCAATTAAGAGATCGAGCAAACTTAGAGAAACAGAAAAAATCATATAGGTCTCCAAGCTGTACAATATAGTCAGGCTTCATTTCCTGAGCTTCTTTGTAAATGGCTTCTAGAACCCTTTGATCCGCCGCTGGAAAATGCGTATCTCCAATAACCAAAATTTTAGGCTGCTTTTTTGCTTTCACTCTCATACTCCTTATTTTGCTTCTGCCCAATTTTTTCCAATAAGAGGATCGGCTCTTAAAGGTACTTCGATAATTGTAGTTGATTCCATAGAACTTTTCAAGAGTTCTTTTACTTTATCTGCATCTTTTTCTTTAACAATACAGCAAATCTCATCATGTACTTGACCAGCAACATAACCTTCAATACCAACTTCTTTCATCTTTCTAGTGACGGCAATGGAAGCTTGATTAACGATATAGGCCGCTGTTGCTTGAATAGGATGATTCTTTGCTAGGTTAAGTAAACCCTTCAGTTTCCAAAAAGGTTCTCTAAGTTTTTTATTTCTACGGCATAACTCTTCATCTAAAATATCATCTCCATAAATCTTATAAAGCTCTTTAGCTTCTTTTAAATGGCGCACTCTTCCAAACCTAGAGGTAACCTTACCTAAAGTAATGGCCTGTAAATCACAAGTTTCCATATAACTTTTAAGCTGAGGATAGGCACTTAAATAGTCGTCAATAATCTTTTGAGCTTCTTCTTTGTCTACCTTTAGTGTAGAAGAAAGCCGTCCAGCTCCAGCTCCATATACAGTGGCAAGAGCAATAACCTTAGCCACCTGACGTAAGTCTTTTTTATGGGCTCCTAGATAGTTAGAATCTTTTTTGTTTGCGCTGTATCCTTCTAATCCAAAAGCTTCAATGGCAATTGAGGAATATAAATCATGTCCTTTTCTAAAGGATTCTTGGAGCTTAGCGTCTCCAGAAGCGCAAGCAAAGGCACAAGGTTCTAGCTGGGAATAGTCAGCATTAACTAGCTTATAGCCTTCTGGAGCAATGAAAGCCGCTTTGATCTGATTAAAATACTTCTTAACCCGTTCAGAAATCTCATCACTATCTTCTTCTCTAATCCTAGGAATCTGTTGAAGATTGGGGCCAGAACAAGAATAACGGCCTGATGTAGTGCCAAACTGCATCCAGGATGGATATACCACTCCATTAATCTGTACGTCTAACATTCCAGTAATATAGGTAGACTCTAGTTTAATTAAGCGTTTAAAGTCCAATAAATCCTGAACCCATGGATAATCCATAGTTTCAATAAAATCTTCATTAACCTGGGGCTCCCCTGTTTCAGTGGTGGAAAGGGGAGTTTTTTTTAGCTGGTCAAAGAAAAGCCACTTTAAGTCATCTGCACTCTTAAAATTAAATACATACCTACGATTAGGATATTTAGAGAAATATAGTTCCTTTTGGGCCTGTTCTAATAATAGGCCCTCTCCTTCTGATTGCTCTGTAATCCACTTATAGAAAGGGCTTTCTTGATCTAGGGTTTCTGCCAAGGCTTTAGCAGAAAGCGTAACCTGGCCAGTTTTAGGATTAATGGGGAGCTTTACTCCACTAACCTCAGCCAACACTACTGGGAACTTTCCAGAACGTTTAACTGGAGCTTTCTTTTCTAATACTTCAGCTTCTCGCAATATCAAGATGTCTTTAAGAGTATTGTATAAGCCTGACTCAATCTGATCTATTTCGCTTTGAATCTGTACTTGAAGCTTCTGTAGATGATTTGTGTCTACAGGAAAGCCTTTTTCTATCATGGGAATAGTGACTTCTTTGTAAAGAGGCATCACTTCTTTTTCGTAAAACAACTCTTGAAGCTTTTCTTCTTCAAGCTTTTTAGACAATATGTTAAGAAGTTTATAGGTTAGACATACGTCCCAACCGCAATAGGTTCCTAATACCTCTGTAGAGGCTTTATACATTTCCAAATTTTCTTTGGTGGTGGACCCGCCGTTATCTTCAATACTGTCATAAAGGTCCTGCTGGGCTTTATCAGCCCAAGAACCTAAGTACTTCACAGCGGTTTCTTTAAGACCATGAGGTCTCTCTTCATCCACCGTGTGCTTTAAAAGAATAGTGTCACAATAGATCTTAGGAACTAAGTCCACTCCTAATTGCTGTTTTAAAACAATAACGTCGTAGCTTAGATTATGTCCCACTACCCGCATGTTTTGAGATAGAAGAAAGTTTTGGATATCTTTTTTGTATAGGTCTCCAACAAGGCTCTTGCCTTCAGGAGATTTAAAGGGGATATAGAAGGCTTGGTTTTCGTCCACTGAAATACCAAGCCCATACAAGGTAGCTGTTTGAGGAGTGGAGCTATCTGTTTCCACGTCTAATACATGAACTGAACCATCGTTAAAATGTTGTTTTAAATAGCCTAGTACTTCATCTAGGTCTTGTTTATTTTTTAAAATGGTCACTTCAATGTCAGACATTAGTTAATCTCCATATCGCTCTTAGGACCTTCAGCGGTGATTAAGGAAATTTCTTCCTCTTCTTCGTGTAAAGAGATGGAAGAAATATCCACAATGGACACTGCCTTTTCAATAACCGTACCTTCTTTGTTTCCTAAGTATAGGAAGTTATCGCAGTGGTCTATGACATATCCCATTACAGCGGCAGCTCCACTTACTCGGAACTCTCCATCTGCGGATTGATCTAGACTCACTGCTCCAACATTTTTTAAAAGAATAAGTACGTGCTGCCTTTGAAACGCTAGAAGAAAGGTTCTACTAATTTTCACCAGCCCTCCGAATCCTCTTGCTTTCTCCGTTTACGAATAGCATCTAAGTCATCTAGATCTTCAGGAGAAGCTTCATAGATTTTACCACGCTTGCCTTCCCATAGGAAGTCAAAACTATTGGTTTCTCCCAAATCGTTCTTAAGAACGTTAATGGTTAGATAGCGGTCGTCTTGAGGATGGCGAGGATCAAAACCTTCCCTGTATACGGACAAAATCATACGTAGAGACTGCTGAATAAAGGAACTTCCTTTAATGGATAAGTAGGATGTAATTGGATCTGATAGGTCTCCAGACATTTTATTTGGCTGAAGCAGAACAATTACACAGACTCCCAAATCGTTAATCAAGTCCTGAATCTCAGCGGCCACTCGTTTACTTGCAGCGGTATCGTCTGATACGTCAGAAAATACTCTCTCAAAGTAATCAATAACTACAAGCTTAATTTTCTTTCCACTCTCCTGTTCACAAGCAACAATGTAATCTCGGATTTCCCGAACAGTGGGGCTACTCTTATCGTAGAAGAAAACGTTTCCAAACTCCTCTTGTAGAGTTTCCAAATACTTCTCTTCTTTGTTCTGTCGGAACATCTCATAGAGTTGTTTACGAGATTGGCCTGTAAGACGATAGGCAAGCTTTTCATAAATACGAGTGGCAGTCATATCCAAAGAAGCAAAGACAGAGGGAATACCTTGCTTAGAAGTGTTGTTTAAAATCTCCAAAGCCAAAGAACTCTTACCGCTACCTGGAGCGCCAACAAGTCCAAGACCCATTCCTGTGGTGATGAATAGGTTTTCATCTAGAGAGGGTACTCCAGTCTTAATGGTGTTTTGTTCAATGTTCATTACGAACTCTTTGAACTTTGGACTAACATCAATAATGGTACGTGGGCTATCTCCAAGTACTTGAGTATGTTGGCACTTATGGTGGCCTAAGCTATCGCAATAGTTTTTAAGCCAACCCTCTTCTCGGCAAGTGTAAGCTCCACCTTTCCAGGAAGGACCATACACATACTCAATAACATTCTTCTTAAGCTCGTCTTCAGGAAAGATATCCTCTCCAGTTAGAGAAGCCATCTTCTCTGTGGTGGTTTTTAAAGAAGCTAAAGTATGTTCTTTAGAAAAACCTTGAGCTTTAAGAGTGGCAGCCAAAGCCATTAACGCATTGTTTCGTTGGCCTTGAGGTACGAAACCATTCATAATGGAAAACTTACAGTTTGTAAGCCACTTAGGTTTAGTGTACCAAGGCAAATCTTTAATGGAATCAATTACTGCCAAATTCATTTCTACCTTTGGTTTTTCTGGTCGAGTGTCTTTAAAAGCTCGCTCATGTACTTCTTTAGGCAAAGCTACAGGAATCCACCCTTGAGTCAAAGACTCATCTGCATTGTCCAAATCTTTAGCAAGATTTAGGATTTCTTCCACTTTAAGAAACTTAAGCTGATCGGCCTTAAGAGGAAACTTATATAGGCCTGATTCTTTATGCTTTGTACCCACTACTCGAATTAGTCGATTAGGATCATTTACAACTTGATCGAAAGTCTTAAGGTCAGAAGCATAAGAAAACACTAAGTTCTTAAACTGTTGAGGATTTAAATAGTTTGTTGACAGCACTTCAATGGAAAAACCTTTGCTTCCAGAAAAGCAGATTTGAATGTTAGTGGGATTAATGCCGTCTTTAACTAGACGGTCCACTAAAGTCACAGCGTCTTTACGAGCTGCCTCTACATCATCCTTCTTATCAAAGTCAAAGAAGATGCGATTAGTAACAACATCTCGAATGCCCGCTACAGACTTAGAGCTTTTCCAAGTATTATAGTGAGATTCATTATATGTATAAAGAGACGTATAATAATCTTCTTCGTTAGATTTAATTTGAGATTCTACCTGATCTTCAGGTACCAACGTATATTTATTCACACCCTGAGAAACACGAACATATTTTTTCTGAGCCATTTCAATCATCTCCAACCTCCAAGCGTTTTTAAAAAAGGGGAGGCAGCATTGCACTACCTCCCCTACAGGGTCACATCATCGTAAAGGAGTCTTTAGTCTCGTGGAGGAGCGAGGACTAGCTCATACTTTACGAAGTCTTTAATCTTGCTCAAACGTTCTTCTGCTTGTTCCTCAGTCATGCGTCCAGCTTCTACAGCTTTGTGGATACGGTCACGAGGATCTTGCATCTGCAATACCATGTCTTTTTGTAGAGTTACGTCTTCTTTAATTTTGACGTAAGCTTTACCTTGTTTGCTAACTAGGATTTCTCCTACACGCCGCCAAGCACTACCACCAGACTTATTGCCGTTATAATTACCCTTGCGATTCATTTTCTTGTACTCCTTCTTCTTTCTGTTTGTTAGCTGCTTGGTGTGCAGCGGTTAACATAATACTTAGTTTACTCTTAAGTAGATGTTCTGTCAAGGCATGAAGTTCAAACTCTTCTTTTTTTAGCTTAACGTCTTGAAACGTAGCAATTGTTTTAAGAATACGTTTTACTCCACCAGCAGAACTCTGCTCTAAGAGACGATTGAACATTGGACCTAAAGTTTTAAGATCATGTTCAGCAACTTTAAGAAGCTCTTGAACTTTAGGATCTTCACTTTCCACGCTTACCTTTTCAGTTTTAATTTGGCTTTCCATTAGATACTAAATCCTGAAGAAGATTTACGTGTAAACTTTGGCTTTGTTGTACTAGAAGCTACAGTGGTAGATGCAGCAGAAGACTCAGAACTTCCAGACATTGAAGACAAAGCTTCTGACATTGTAGTTACTGCTGAAGATTTAGTTACCGTTACAGGACTGTCAACGATGCGGTCACCTTCATCTAGTTCGGCACTAAACTGTGTACCATATCCTAGAAGGGATAGAGCCCGGCCTAAAGAGCCTGTCTCAGCTTTTTCAATATAATCAGCAAAGCCTTTAGCAGTTTCTGTTTTATGTGAAGTTACCTTTCGGATAACCTTGCTATCTTCATCAAAGATTACGACTGTGCATCGAGCAGTGGCTTGATCTGCCACAGAAGTATCCACTGTAGTCTGGATGTCATAGCGAGGATTTTCCTCTACAAACCAGATCAACCGCTGTTGAACTTGCATGTAGTCTTTACCCTTAAGAGACATTACCTGTAGTTCTGTACCTTTTGGCGTTTTTACCGTTTTCATAAATTACCCTTTCTTAATCTTCGAACTCGTTCATTACCATTGAGTTCTTGTATATTGTAGTCTGCTTTAGCAGGATTGTCAAACTCTTTTCCTGTAAGCTCCAGTGACACGTCTCCGTTTGAATTAAAGCTTAGTTTTACAATTACATATTTTCCTTCCTCCGATTTATAACAATCATAAATGAAGTGGCTATATTCAACCACCTCATTTACTTTTTGTTCTTCTTTTAAAATATCTTCTTTAATCTTTTTATATCTTTCTGTTGCTTTGGGCATTTCTATTTTCCTCTCTTTGTATTTCACTAAACCACATAAGTAAAAAACTAACCACTGCCATAAATGCAGCTACAGGCCAAGCTTGTAATCCCCCTCCTACAGTTTGATGAATAATATTACCAGCTCCAGCAGCTAGAGCAATACTGATAAGCCTAGCTAAACTAGCCCAAAAAGCAGCTTTAACGAGAGGTTTCACTCTTTACTAATCCTTCCTCTGTACCTTTCCAGCAAATGTTATAGAAAGCACATTTGCCATAAGGCTTAATGCAAGACTGCAAATTCTTTGTAAACGTTCCAGACTTAATAGCATGGTTAACTTCATTAAAGTTTTCCACCACCATATTCTGCACTCTTTCTGGAATGGAGTCAATAATAATTTGAACTGAAGCTTTAGGATTAATTGTTATATTAAATTCGCCATGGCAACGTTTTCCATCTGGTCCCGTTGCATTACAGGTCTTGTGAGAGCCAGAAGATCCATCATTACCGCAGGACTTGCATAGCTTGAGTTTATTTTTAGATATGGATTTAAGGAGAACAACATAGCCAGCCTTACTTGTTTTATACTTGTCATGTAATCCCCATACGTAAAGAGATAGTTGTGGACTTGTAAGAACACTATCTTCCTCATACATCCTAGTGGATGTTTTTAAATCTAGGATTACAGGTTCATCGTGTCCTTTAAGTTTAGCTACAATGTCTACATATCCAACAACACTGTCTCCAAGCTCATTTACTAGCTCCACTTTTTCTTGAGTTCCCAATACTTGTTCAATGTTTGGCAATACTTCTTGCTTTAAAGCTTCAATCATAACCAAACCTTTTCTTCGCAAACATTTCCAGTTTGCTAGATTTAATAAGGTTTTGTTATCTTTTGAAAGTAAATCAAATCCAATGGCTTTCTTTTGTTTATAGATAGAAGCAAGTTTTTCTTTAATGTCAAACCCTTCAGGAAGATCCAACATATTAGAAATAGATTGCCAATCTTCAGGAAGCATTAAATCTTCATCATAGTCTGATTCGGCATATACAATCTCAGTGGAAAGAGGAAGATATAGTTTCCTTCCATTGTGTTCTTGCTCTAGCCAATTAGCTTCAAAAGTTTCCACTCCACCTTGACCAGTGATGAGAAGTTCTTCCATGGCCTTATCAATTGCAGTACCAAAAAATAAAGCTCCGCTTTTTGTTTTAGAGCGGTAGCCTTCAATGTAATGGTAGCGATAGGCTGTTGGACAATCTTGATATTTACTTACCGCTGAGTGACTTAGCTTTGTTTTCATTTATAGTGCTCCGTACAGATAAACCCTTTACTATCTGTAGTATAGTGGACTTTCTTAATTCCCGCAAGCTTTAACATGTTTTCGCAAATTGGACAGGGCTTAGCCAAAGCATATTCTCCGTTTTTAAGAATACGAAACACGTAGGCTTCAGCCCCTTTTACAGGAGCTTTCTTAGCGGAAAAAAGAGCTGACATTTCGGCATGAAGAGTTTTATATTTTTGAGGAGATTTTGTATGGGTTTTGGTAGTATTCCAACCAGCCCCAATAACTTTATTGTTCTTTACAATTACACATCCAAGTTGGAATTTATGTTCACTATTAGTGGCACATTTTTTAGCTAGCCTAACAAAACGCTTTTTCATTTAGCTTTCCAGATCTGTAATTAATTCCTTAAACATTTGGTTAATGTTGCTCACTGTTTTTAAATCACTGTTTAAAAACTTTTCTAAATCTTTTGTATAACGTAGGCCATCTTCTCGTTCATAAGTTAAACGAACTTGAACTTTAGTGGTGGCACCAACATCCCACCAACGCAATACGTCAATATCAACAACCTTGCTTTTCATTATTTAAGTTCCCGAATAACTAAAGTAAAGAAGTTCTTAGTGAGGTTATCTGTTAGCTGATTTTTTTCATTAGCATATTTAGAAGCTAGCTTAAGAGCCCCTTCTTTACCATGAAGTTTAGCTAAACGTTTAGCATAGTCAGTCACACTGACACTAGGTTCTTTAAAGTTTTTCAGGGAAGCTTCTTTAAACATATCAGGATTTTTGAATTTCATTTTAATTTACTCCTGTGGAACCAAGTCCACCTTCTCCTCTTTCAGTTTCTGTTAGTTCGTTTACTGGAACCCAATCAATCTTAGGAACCTCTGACAATACTAGCTGAGCAATACGATCTCCGTTCTTAACGGTAACTGGACTGCTGCCTGAATTGTAGAGAATCACTTTAATCTCTCCTCGATAGTCGCTATCAATAGTACCAACTCCATTTAATACCATAAGTCCTGTTTTGGCAGCTAAACCAGATCTAGATCGGACTTGAATTTCATACCCATTAGGTACTGATACCGCAATCCCGGTTCCAATAATCGCACGTTGGCCGGATAACACATATACGATTCCTTCATCTGGGATAGATGCTCGTACATCCATTCCCGCAGCCCCAAGAGTTTCATATTTAGGTAGCTCCTCAACTAAAGATTTTACTTTCACTTCAACTTTACGCATAGATAACCTCCAAAAATAGACAAGCCGCGTCTTTCAACACTTACATTCTACCCTAACTCCACCAATAAGTCAAGCCCCCACGTATAATACGTCCTTTATATGTCTAAACCATCACGTATTGGGGTTTACTTTTGCATACTCTCCACGCAATTTCCTAGCCATCCTATTATAAGCTCTCGCCGCTTCCCTAGCTGTACGGAAATACCCAACATGTAAAGTCTTTCCATTCATTTTAATGTAAGAGTACCAGCGTTTCTTGTGCTTATGCCAACATACTCCCTTATATCCAGAAGTGTTGTGTTTAGGAATGCCAGCATTGTAGGCATTTTCCTTATGGCTAACCAGTCTTAGATTTACCCATCGGTTATCTGCCTTATCTCCATTCTTATGGTCCATTAATCCTGGGGGATCTTCTCCCATAACCATGGCATACACCACTCTATGTATAGGATAGGATTTTTTATTATGGAGAATATACACATAGCCGTCTTTTTTCTGATGGCCAATTTCTTTTAGTGTAGTGCGGCTTTTGAGTTTACCTGTAGCTTTATTGTAAGTAAACTTTTCATGAAATTCTGCAATGGTAGCTTGACTAATTGGCATTTAAAACTCCATCTTATACACAATTTTTCGCTCTACTAAAGGAAGAATATACAAAGAAGTTTTTTCTAATATTTCTCGTTCTTGTTTTGTAAGTTGTTTTTTATAGTACTCTTCCACCATCTTATCAACTTTAACATAGGAAACAGCTTCCCTAGAAATGGGGGCTCTGGTTTCTGGTTGAAGAGCTACAATAGAAGCTAACAATACTAATTCTGGTCCCATAAAATAAACGCCCCGATTTAACTCTCGGGGCCACAAGTGCGAAAGGAGGGCCGATGAAGTTCTTTTATTCTACCAAGCAAACACCGCCAACACAAGCTAATTCTTCAGCTCTGGTAGTTTTATCTTCTTCTTCCCTTACTTGAGTGAGGTCTACTTCTTTAACAAGAGTCATCATTTCATTATACTTTTCTTCCGTACACTCTTCAAAGGGAGCTTGTACATAAGTTCCATTATCGTATGGAAGTAAGCTAATGCCATGATAGGAATACCTATTCTCCCACATTTGTTCTTTAAGAGTGTCCCATTCATTTGGACGTACTGAAATGGTGGCGCTTACATTATGGTGGTTATCTCCATAGCGATGCCCATTACGTACCCAATGAGTATTGTAATCTAGAGTACGCTGGAATAGTGTAAACGCCGTCTCATCATTTCTAATAACAGAGTTCTTTGGACTTTCTTGTGGAATACTAACCACTACTCCAGTAGAAGAAAACTTATCGTCTTCCACCAAGTCTGGTAGCATGGCTCGTAAGTATACAGCTAGAGCATCGTCTTTATTCATTCGGATACGGCGAATGTAATATGGAGCATGACGAGCATGTACACCACTAGAAGATCCTAAAATACAAGAGCTAGTGCCTTCTGGTTTAGTGGTGGTGATGCGAGCCGCTGGGTTAATTCCTAGCTTCTTAGCATATTTAAGATTAATCTCTTTAGCGAACTCTGCTCCTTCTTTTAGCCATTCGTTTGTAACAATACCTGTACCATCAGCAATACCAGTAAAGCTCACACCCAACAAAGCCTCACGTTCTGTTTGCTCTCGCCAAATAGGACGCAAATAATGGAAGTCTGTATAAGCCGCTTGAAGAGTTCCAATAAGCGTGGCTGAATGAACCCTATTCATAAAGTCTCGCTTATCTTTAATATTAGATTGATTGATTGTGGACAAATTGCAAAACTGGTTGGGATTCAGTGCAATCTCATGGCACTGTCCTGTAATAACTCCACCAAAAATTCCTGTATGATTTTTAGGCTCGTTAAAACAATATACTTTTTCTGCCACTCCAGAATCAACAACATCCACTACAGACACAAACTGTGAAGCGTCTCGTTGAGGAGACTTGTCAAACTTGAGACGCTCACAAGAAAGTCCTAGCTTTTTTAAGCTTTGCATTTGTACAGATCCTACAAGGATTCTATAAGCTTCTTGACAATTAAAGTCTTTGTGTCCTCCTTTACCGTCTGGTAAACTTCTTAGTCCAGCCTTCATTCCAGCCACTACCTTAGAAGAAACTCCCACAGTGGATAAAAGTTTTTGAACATTTAGAAGAAACTGCTTGTCAATGGAAGTTAATTGCAAGCCTCCTTCTTTTAGCTCACACCCATCTCCATCAAATAATCCAGACAACCAATCTAGTTTTGATTTGAGATTATATTCAAATGGCACGAAGTTCTTTGGAAGAAGAGCTGTTTTAAAATGTACAGAAACTCTTCCAAAACTTTCTTCACTAATTCGTGAAGCGTTTTCTTTTAACCGTTCAATACACATTTTTTTAGGTTCATATACCCAACAAAATTTGTAATTATCCATCCCTTCCGCTGACACAAATCCTTGTGTATAAGCGTTTTCTAAAACTTTTCCATGCTCAATAATAGGAAATTCATGTTTGATTAACTTCATTCCAGGCTCAAGATCTTTAGCCTCAACAATTTTAACTCCGCCCGTGTAGTTAGTGGCAATATGGAACTTATGATATTTAGTACACTCTAGTGAAATGCCGTTATTAAAAGTAATGGTAAGCATTTCTTGGTTTGTGCCTGTTACTTTAGGAGTTACTTTAGACCATTCAAAACCATTCCAAACTTCCACTTCAGTATCTACAACAGAGTCAATACGCTCGTATCCATTACGAGTTAGAATTTCTGTGTTACCTGATACACATGGGTTAAAAGACCAATCTGTGTTATTGGTCCAACTAAATCCAGGCTCTCCAGAATTAGAGTCTTGACAGATTTTAAAAATTTCAAAGAACTCTTCCTTAGTGACCTTATCATAAGGAAGAACGGCAGAGTTATTTGATCTAGCTCTATAGGGATGTTTAACCCACCACTCTCCATGCTTAGCTTTTAGCATTTCCATATCGTCTCTATCAAATACAGAAATAAGGGCAGCCCTACGAATACCTCCAGAAAGAACGCAATCGCTAATAATACATACAATGTCATGTACTTCAATGGGCTTTAGCCTACGTCCCATTGCTTCTAATAGCTTTCCCTCCACTGTTTTAAGCATGTACTTAAGGGGCTCAGGGCCAGGAGCTTTAGCACCCGTGGTGACGAGATATGAGCCTTTAGGACGTACTTGTGAGAAATCATATTCTGGCTTAATCTTTCCAAAGAAATAAGCTTCCATTAAAGTATTAAGAGCTTCAGCCCATCCCACAATGGAATCCTGCACAACATAAAGACCTTGTTCTTTGGGCATTGTGATTTTAGGAAGTTGGTTTACATGGTCTCGTTGAACAGAGAACCCCACACCGACTCCAGACAGAAGAAGAAACAAAACCTCACTAAAAGTTTTAGTGTCGTTAATAGGAGTGTAGGAACAGTTATATTGACGGGCTGGATTTTTTAATACGGCCTCTCCTGCAAACTGAAGGGAACGCATGGAAGGCATAACGCGCAAATCATGTACCCGTTGAAAGGCTTTAGTGATGTCATAAGACAGATGAGAAAACCTATCCAGGTGCATTGACATACAGCGGTTAATGGTTTCTGCCAAGGTTTCTCGTCGTCCTAGATGAGGTAAGTATTTAGCATACTTAGTAAAGGCGGTGATGTCTGAGAGAATCTTGTTGCTTGGATTCACTAATGGCTCCTTGAGTGTTGGGGGTTAGGATTTTTATTATATCAGAAACTTAACTGCCAGCCAAATACTTTTTGCTCACCCTTCGATAAGGGGGCCATGTTACAGGATCTCCATTGTCTGTAAAATGTTCATCAATCCAAAGAAGCTTGTTATTAGGCAACGCAGCAATTTGACCGTTGTCTAAAAGTTTTACATAGTTATGAGTCTTATTCTGTTCTGGGTCAGAAGTAAGTCCAATACCACTATAGGAAATAGTAAACATATATTCTACGTTATAATCTGCTCCATCAATTCTAGCCACTCCTTGATAGTTGCGAAGATAGGAAAGCTCTACACAGTGGATAGGCCCTTCTGTACAGCTATACGGTTGTAATACAGAGGTGTCCCAAAATAAAGCATGCTCAGAAGAAGCTGCTGCCTCTTTCCAGTATAGACATTCAATCGGTAAACCACCAAATAAAGCTCCAGACGAAAGGTGTATAGTGTGCTTAAGAGACTCATTTTGTTTTCCTTCCACCGCAATTAGATAGGCTTCTTGTAAAGGAAGGTCTGGAGATAGACCTAAGTATTCAGGCTTTACATAAACCTTCGTGGTGGGTACGTTAATCATCATACAGGTACCTCTGGATTATAAACATACTCAAGAGTTTCTTGCATATGTTCTGTTAACATTTGTTCTACACTCATATCCTTTTCTTTAGCTAACTTTTCTAAGTTCTCTTTAAGAGAGGAAGAGGATACGTTGAGAGTGATGGTGAGGGTTTGTAAAGTAGGAGGTAATACTCTAGCTTCTTCGGTTTGAGAAAAATCAATATAGGTCATGTTACCTCAATACTATATGTTTAACCGATTCTTCACAATCTGTTAAAAATTTCTTATAAGAAAACTTTTGAGTTTTTTCATCAATAGAACATTTACTTAATGTACTCACACATTTTATTCGAGCTGTAACAACCTCTTTGTGAGTATAATTTAAGTCATTTGTTTTAGTACAAAAAATAAGTAAAAGTGAAAGTAAATCTTTTTCAGTCATTTAATCTCCTTTTCTATTCTATCGAACTGTTTTTCCATCTTTAGTTTCAACATAATAACTAGAGCCGCTTGGATGTTGAATGCGAAAAGTGTTATCCGCTACCCAACTTGTTCCAAGGACTTTTACTTCGATGGGTTCATCATACATAACATGAGCCATGTGATAATGTATATCACGAATATATTTGTCTTCAATTTCACTTGTCCAAGGGTTTTCATATACGTCAAGATTGTTTAAAAACCATCGGGCATGACTAGGATATAGCAACAAAGTTTTAGGTTGTGTCATTTCTTTTCTCCTTCCATCTCATCAAGTTTTTTATTCAGAATATCAAGCGCACGACCTCCGATTTTTTGAACTTCAGGATGCTTCACTATTTCGTTAGCAGCTTCTGCGGCCAGCATAGCGTGCATGGTTTCTTTTGACGGAATAAACATGCTAAGTGTAATTAACAGAAATCCACAAATCCAAGATAGAACCATTAGTTTTTTAGCTTTTAATTCCGGTATTTCAAATACCTCATTAGCAAACAAAGCAATAAAACCGCTAAGAAAAATCAAAGCCGCTCCAGAAACAATAAAAAGAATTCCTACTTTCTGCAAAACATCAATCCAATAGAACCACATTGTAAGACTCATATCTCCTCACTTTCCGCGTCGTGGATCGAGCGCATTATTTGAATTTTTTGTTTGGCATCATAGGAGGCAAATCGTCGGCGTCGTAGTCACGCAAATCAAAATCCACGCCTTCAGCGATGAGCGAAGCATTGTCAGTGTTGGGCTGAACAAAGCACCGCAAATGTTCCGCGACATCGGTCGGGTCCATGGCGTTCCGAAACCAGTCAACCGCCGCATAGTCGTCTTGCATGGTATATTCAAACTCTTCACCGAATGTAGTTTCTTGATCTCTCGCGGCGTAATATTTAGCGCGACTTTCCGCCGCGAGTCGCGCAGGAAAGCCATAAAGTCCGCCGTTGCTTCGGAATGTAATGAATCTAATTTTGCTCATCGCTTCTCACTTTCTGCGCTTGTGCGCTTGCTATTCCACTTCTCGAAATACTCCCATCGCTTCACGGCTTCACCTCTTCACGCGTGCCTGGCACTTCGCGGAATAGGGCGATTTTGTTGTAATATTTACCGAAATTCTTTGAAGCCTCGATGGCTAACTCCTTTGAACTACGCAAAATTGATAAGGTATCGTCGTTTGCTAAAACACCCCAAAACTCCTGGGGCTCCTCGAAGACTTCCCACTCGTATTCGATGCTGGGCTTCAAATGAAAATTTCCTTCGTTAAGCTCTTTAATCAACTCACCGTCTAGCCAGATAATTCCAGTGCGCTTAGACCGCACCCTCTTTGTTTCGTTCGCTTTTAATGCTTCATAAAATGTCACAACCCCCTCCAATCTTCTTTTAAGTCTACTTGTTGACGACCCTCTTCAACCACTTTGAGACATGTATTAAAGCTCCTTAACAATAGAAGGACTAACTACTCCATTGCTTACAGTGAAAGTACATCCCGTACCATCAGTGGTTGAATATGTTCCATTTTGGATTATACTCCACCTTGTATTTAGTCCGTTAGCATTATCTGAAAAAGAAGCAATAAGACTTCCATCACTTAACCTTAAAAAGATTTCATCAATCTTTGTTGGATGATCTGTGCAGGGATCTACAATTGCCGCTACATATCCATAACCCTCTAAAGTTGCTTGTCTTACTTGAAGATCTGTAATACTATTTTGTAAAGCGGCAATGGCTTCCTTTAACTCTTTGTCTGCTTGAATTAAATGTTCGTCATTATAAGGATAATGATAAGAAGCTGGTTGACATCCTAACATAAAACATGCAAATAAAAAACCTAAAGCTTTGCTCATTTAATCAATCCTTTCTCTTTAGCTTTCTTTAAGATGCGACTTGTATTATCTCGTCCTTCTTCTTTAAACGCCACTCCCAGTTTCATTAAAGCTTTCTTAGCTGCCACTTTTAACTGGTGGCTACCTCCCATAATGGTGCCTTCTACTACTGACTTACCAAGATCATCAATAATCTTAAAAGACTTAAGCTTCACGTAAAGCAAAACTAGATAGCCATTATAACGACGGAAGGATTTATATACTCCGTCTTCTACTTTAACATAACGAATTCTGTTAGCCATTGGTGGTCTAGCCATATAACTTATTCCTTTCCAGATACCCAATCAATAAAGGTACCACTTAGCTTTAACATAAAGATAATGAACACTATTTTGAAGAATGTTTCCATATAATCCAAACTGAAAATAGTGGTGCCCAAATCATAAACGCCACTAAAGAAATGTTGAAAGCAGTATTAATTAAGTTAGTCATATCCCTTATTGTACTCCAATCACTTTACGATGTAAAGGGTTGGTTTTACTTTTTCTAAGGATATATTCATTACCTCTGCTAAAGCGTTTAGATCTTCTAGAGTTAGCTCTTGTGGATGAGCTAGGGTATCCACCAACACTTCTTGCATTTCTTCAGAGAAACTTTCTTTAAGTTCTTCAAACATTTCAAATAGATACATGTGCGCTTCATCAAAAGTCATATTATAGCCTTTCTCCTTTTTTCATTATGTCCACAACTAAACGGTATTTAAAAGACTTTTCATAATCTCGCAAAGAAAAAAGATTCATTGTGAGATCTTTATTGTTTAGTTTTCTTGAAACTGTATCTAATAAAAACATTTGCAACCTCTTTTTAATCCTTCATAAAGTTGCCATTTAAAAGTATAAAAAGTTTTAAGAAAGATAAAAGTAGGAAAATGTTCTGCTGATAAGCTTCGTAATAAACGCATTATAAATACTCTATGTATGGTGTATAGTTTGGAAAACTAATAAGAGAGGTTCCTTCTAAAAAGTAAATTATATGTATATATTGCAATGAATGATTTTGCATGCTATGTATATCTTGTAAAAGATTCAAAACCACTCCTGTATAAAACCATAATAAAACTCAGTAACTAAGTAAAATTTTGTATTGTATAGAACTTCTATATAGAAGCTATACAGCCTATTTTTAATAAGATACATAACACTTATAAGTTCCATATATATTCCTCTAAAAGAGTGTTAGAAAAATCTGAACTTATGGCAGAGCTACGATGTTCAAAAAAACAATACGCTATTGAAGAATCATATACATGAGAATTAAATTCATCTCGATCTTTAATGGATTTCATAAAGTACTGCTCTTTCCAGCTAAAGCTAGCTCCCTACCAATCTCTTCATTATTGCCAGATTCATTTCTATAATAGTGTTGGATATATTTATCTCCTCTAATTTTATTATAGATACGTCGCATCCACTTTGACATCCAGGTATCTTTTATCAGAAAAGAACCAATCAAGTCAACAAGCATGTTGCAATCTCCATCACACCAGTCTTCCTTATCTTGCCAACTAAACATGACCTTGTATCCTTTACCAAATCCCCAAGGCTTATCATGCCTTACAATTGGTAATACCCCACAAACAATGGCAAGGTTAATTAACATTTCTAAATCTCTAAACAGGAGCCAAGGATAAGATTTAGCCATAAAGAAAGGCAACATAACGTCACCATTCTGGGCAAACATATATAGCCTTTTAGAATAAAGGTATTCGAGCTGTGTGAAGAGTGTTGCGAATTTGGGCTTGTCCTTTAACAATTCGGGATGTTTCTTATAATAGGCCATAACCCACATTAAAGCTTTCATTTGGTCCCTACTAACTTCTTTAGGGTTGTTCCAAAAAAGCGGACCTTGATAATAGAAGCTGCAATAAAAGCCTTCTCCTGGATGTCTAATACAAACTCCTTCTGGGGAGAGGACATGTGTTAGAGGTTCTAATGTAAAGGGTTTGCCAGTGGCTAAACATGCTAGGTAATATCTTGCAAAGTTAGCTAAACTATCTCCTCCATCGGGACGGCCATGTTCGTTAATTGTTAGGGGAAGAAAGGTATGGTCATCATATTTAGAGTACATTAAAAGCCTCTTCAAAAATTTCAAATAAAAGTTTAGAAGTATTTCTAGTAAACCATCCATCTCTTAGATAAGTAAATCCACCATTATGAGCTACATTATTTACTAACAGGTTTTGTTTAACACTATAGTACATGTTTAATATCAGGCTAATAGGCTTATATATAGGATTCATAAATTTTCCAAAACCTTTTCCATAATACGTAGCATCGTATCGCAATCTCCTAATGTTAAAAAACCATCACCAGAAGCTGCGAAAAAAAGATAGTAAACAACATCATAGTCAAAGTATGCTGGTATTGCATTCTCATAAGATAAGATTTTCATAAACCTCTTTCTAAATAAGTATCCAAATCAGAGAATAAATAAGTTGTTTTTATAGATAAAAAACTGTCTCTCATGGAAGGCTGTTCTCTATAATAGAGAGTTTTTTTAAGCTCTAAGATGTCTAAAGTGGCGCCGCTATCAAAAAGATAATATCTTACAATTCCAAACTCATGTAGGCTCGTCATCTTACATAGTCTCCATATGTTCTTTAATAAATTCCCATAAATATGAATGAGATACTAGCATACCATCCCTATCACTACCAAAAAAATAATACCAGATTGGACTATCTTCTTCAGCAGGAATATCTCCATCTGTATGTTTTAGATAGTGGTTATAAAATCCAAGTTCATTTGTGATTAAAACCATGTATCCATATACCTCTTATAATGGTCAGAAATATAATTTATTCCAATACTTAAAAAACTGTCTCGAGTACCTACATAAATATCTTCAAACTGTTTCATATATTCTTGTTGAAATTGTAAGTTCTTAATCTCTCGTCTTAACTCTTTAATAAGAGACCCATCAAAGTAATCTAAGATAATCATGTCACTCCTTTTACTCTTTTTATTCTTTACTTAAGTAACAAATAATATTACAATAATAGTAAGACCTACCCATTAGACGCCGAAGCTAATGAGGCCAGGCCAAACAGGTTAGACTACTAGTGCCCCTTCTTAAAGGACAATCAAGGGTCTGAACCTGGACATATAGTGAAGGCGCAAGGCCCGCCCAAAGAGTTAGGTTAACCGACTGTAGATATATATTCTACTAGCCTAACCACAGGTGGTCAAGAGCTGGGCATACTACCCTAGAGAGGCTCTACCCTCTTGAACAGCTCGGTGGCATAAGCCACCCTAGACTGAACCCATAAGGGTTCTAAGCTATATGTCCCGCCAATGTTCCCAAAAGGAACGGCGTAACTTAAAGTCCCGTAATAGGGTTAGTGTATCTAAGCAAACGCCAAAAGCGTAGTGCCTAAAAGCACGAAGCGCAAGGGTAGCTATAAACAGGATGTCACGTATTAGTGTAATCTGATAAGAGTTCGTCTAAGTAGGAATAGAGAGTGTTCCCCATATCGTATACACTCACCTCATCTCCCCCCTCAGTAACCGCTAACTCCACTTCCCAGGTTCCTTCTTGAGGTTCCAATACTCCTTTAAGAGTAAAGGATGAGCCCCAATAAAGAGGCCATTCAGATTCTAGGATAACTTCATCTCCTCCCAACCACTCCAAGAAGTTCTTACGCTTGACTTTAATGTCCACATTAACTAGCTCATCCTCAAGACCAAGAGCAATGTCCTCTAACGATCCTGTTAACTGTGTGAAATCTTTATACTTTTCGTATTTCATGTAATATATTCCCCTGTTTTCATAATCCACCAAGACCAGTTACTTGTAAAAGAAGCTTGAAAATGATTTCTATTTTCAGGAGTAGTGTGTTCTACCCAAACATTATGTTCAGATATAACATTACATTCATCCCACATATTGTATTCTAAATTAGTCACAGAAAATTCCCTTTCCTTATAGCGGTATCCCAAAAGAAGTTATGCCCAGGATAAAACTCTTCATGAAAATAAAGAGGGTTAATCTTAACATGAAGATCTCTGCGTTCAAACACAATCCTATAAAGCTCTTTTAATTTAGACATACTCATACCTTTCAACTTTCTTAATGATGTCGCTCCAATAAGCAGGAGCATCTATAGCTATAGGATTATTCTCTCTTGCTTTAATAATAAAATACGTACTAGTATACAATGCTAGATAAAGATTAGAAATATTGTTCATACCACATTCCAATTTACATTCGACCAAAAGGTAAAATGGGCTGGTCTATAGCTTTCATGTTCTAACATTTTATAATCAATTTCCATTGAAGGTTCTATGGTGTTTATCATATGTAGTTTATAACTATATTTTTCACGGAAAACAATTAAGTATTCCATTCAGAAGCCTCTTTCCAGAATTCATAGGTGGCATAAGGTATATGAGAATACATCCTATCCAACAAATCATCCCATCCAAACAAGTTATAAATAGGTTTTAAGCTACGCATAAACACATCCTTTATTCCACATATCTTCACGATAAGTTAAATACAAAGTCGGTTTATGAATTAAATCATGTACAATTGAGATGGGAGCTAAGATGCGTAAGTCGTAGGTTAAGTTGAGGAAACTGTTTAATTTTATCATAGGATTAATATTCCTTCATTCCATATTTGATATTGTGAATCTAAATACGGAGTTTGTTTACTAATTAAATCATCTATGTTTGATATGGGAACTACGAGTGTGAGGCTGCTTAGCATTTTCATGGAATGAGCTTCCTTGTATACCAAGCAGCGGCTTGACTACTCCCACACATTCCTTTAGTCATGCCTCTAGGATGGCTACAAGCTTTCTCAGTGAAGGCCACATCCTCATATTCCAGATTATTAGATACGCTCTTAGCTCTCACCACTACGAACCTATTAGAGTTCTTAAAGACCTCTTCTCGAATGTAGTTAGCTGGCCATTGTACCTTCTTACATGTCTCAACATTCTCCTCACAATTACCTGAGCTAACCACCACAATGACTCCAGACTTAATTAAATCCTTAATGAGACGCTTCTCAATGGAAGCTTCCCTATCTCCAGCCAAGGACAGGTGTACAATGTCGTACTTAAGACCAGCCTTAAGGGCGGCATGATAGAGGTCCCCATCATATTCCCATCCCCCCTTATCGGCATTACTGGACGTGGTGTAGAGAGGCATAACATCCACACATACCCCATCATTATCCTGACTAATGGTTAAGGCAATGTTAAGGGCATGTCTAACAGTTTCGTTATTAGGATAAAAGGGTTCTGTAATGGGAGCCATACCACAAGACACCCCTCCATTCTTCTTATACGCCCCATAGGGAAGCTCTCCATCCACCACCAATACCTTTACTTGGTCGCCAGTAGCTCCTGCCTTAAGGCCTAATAGAAAGAACAATATTACAAAGGTTAACATGAGGAACTTATATTGGAACTTAGACATTGGCACATACTCCTTATAAACACTCTAAACACTCAAAGAAATGTTCTTTAATACCAAACACAGTCATACCATGATAAAAACTTGAAGAAAGTTTTGAAGGTAATTTTGACCAGTTAAATATGTTTCGCATACTGTGGGCTGCATCAGCATGACGAATAAAATCTGAGTTCAAATACTTAATCTTATTCACAACACCCTCTCTTCCATAAAAACACGTATTATTGATTTAAATTGAGAGCTGTCTATATATTGAGAATAACCATCACCCATCCAAAAAAACATCTCAACCATTTGCAATCTACTTCTTGAACCCCTAAATTTAATCCTACTCATATACTGTCCAGGTTAAATTGTAAACTATCTTCCATTATAAAATTAGAAACACCATTCGTATCCATTAATCTTTTATAATCGCTATACCATTTGAACATGTTATACATTTCATAACTGGGACCATATTCTGAAAAAATATATTCAATAAACGTCATATAACAATCTCATCAAAGTTGTTCTAACTAAAGGAGACCAACCTCCTTGATAAGTAACTAAAAATTCAATCTCCACATTATACGTGGAACTTCTATAGAGAATTCTAATAAGTCTTTCTATTAAAAAAATAGTTCCCCCTAATGCAAATAGCTTTGAGCTAGATTTAAGATGTGTACATATTCAAATCTAAGAATAAAATATTTTGTATTTAGTGTGTGCAAATAAGGATGGCGATTTTCCTCTCTATAAAAAGAAAGATTTTTTATAAAATCCATAACATTCTTTCAAAATAAAGTTCTAACATACTGGTTGATAGGCCTCTTCTCCAAGGAGAAATTAAAATCCTACGATTAAGTTGTGCAGATGGTATAGACCACCTGATAGCTTTTAATCCACCTACTATTACTTCCATTACTTAAGCTCCACCATAAGTCCAAAATTTCCAGGCTTTTCAGTGGACCCAACAGTTAGCCACATAAAAGGGATATGAGGATTCTCAGGAGTATCAGCGGTATCCATATCACCGAAATAAATAATGGCATCACATCCAATCTCTTTAGCTTTGTCAATGGCTGGTTGATAGGCAGTACCACCATAGCCATGTCGCTCATATGGCACCTTGCTTACCTTATCCACCTTGATTACCTTGTTAACCTTACAGTCTGCATAAATCACATGCAGCTCACTAATCATCCCGCTCTTAAGCATGTTAATCATTTCCGATACACCGGAATTAAACTGCTCTTCACTAACACTACCAGAAGTATCCATGCAATAGGCCACCTTAAGCTCCCGATGTTTCTTATATCCAGGAACTTCCAATCCAAACCTACGATGGGGCTTCTTACGTGTGGCCTTACGTTTGCTTGACGTGGCACTAGCCACAAAGTTACGAAGCATAGACTTCCAGCTAAGCGAAGATTCTTGGAACAAGAAATCAAAAGCTTTAACCAAATCTCCAGGAACAGAACCTGGACTAGTTTGCTTAAGGGCTTTACTTAACATATCCTTAGCGGCGGCTTTCATCTGTTCTTGTTGTAGGCTTCCTTGTCCTGGAGTATTACCTTCCTCTTGACCTTCTTCTGTACCCTCTCCACTGTCAGGAATATCTTCATGAACATCCATAACGGAGCCCATGCTTTTGTTCTTCTCAAAGTTCTCTTTACCTTTCTCCATAAGCTTTTCATAATAGTATTCAGCGGCTTGTAGAGCTTCTAGATTAGGTTGGTTAAGCATTTTTCTAAGGGTGGAAAGGGTGATGGCAGAACCTCCTAATTCCCACTCTTTAGATTCGGGATTAAATACCCACATCTTCTCAGGAATATTTTCAATGTATTGATTGATGGCACAATCAACAGCATAGTTCCATACCTGCATATGTTTACCCTTAGCTCGGGCATCTTGCACATGGCCAAGTAATAGGTGCAACACTTCATGTTTAAGTACGGCTACCTGTTGATCTTGAGTATACATGCTCATGAAGTCTCTGTTGATGAAGATGACAGGAGTATACTTTTCAAATGTGGCTGCCGCTGTGGGAATCTTAGGGTGGTCGTACTTAATCTTACATTGATAGATTAGGTTAGCAAAGAAAGGCTCTTTAGTCAGGAGCTTAATCATAAGCTCATCGAGTTTGAAGGGAACTCCGTTAGCTTTAGTATTCATTGGAACAATACTCATATAATTATCTCCTAAATAAAGAGCCTTAAACAATACTTAATTATTAAACTACCTTACGAGGCCGACCACGTTTCTTAGGAAGAACCTGCTCGGCTTCTTTCTCTTTGTTCAAGAGAACCTTAGACAACAGTTCTGCATTGTTAACTGTGTTGTCTTTAAGCTCCCTAACAATATCCAAATCATCTTCCTTAACTTGATCTTGGCTGAGAGAACCCAGCTTAGTGAGAACATTAACCGCCATCTCTGAAGGCATATGTTCAAGGAACTTAATCAAGTTATGCACATTCTCAAGCAGGTACTTAGGCTTCGTTGTGGCTTTCTCTAGCAGCTCATTAACAGGTTGACTGTAGATGTCAAACCGAACTTCCGTAGAGACGGCTTTATTAACAAGCTTATCCAAGCGTTCCTTAACTCCCTTATCAAAACGAAGGAGAATGTCGTCAAGGTTTACAGCTTTCTCCTTGTTTTCTTTATGAGAAAGGAAGCTAGCGGCTGATGCCGTACCTACAAGACCTTGAAATACCTCGAACTTAACTCCCTCACTAAGCCGTTCTTCACAATCAAGCTTGATGATGGACTCCCATGAACGTCTATCAGGACGCAAGAAGTTAGTGTCAAGAGTGGAAGAAGATTTACTAGAGCCCTCTAGATTAGAGGGAAGTTCCCTAATAAAATCCAACACATCTGAAGCTTTAGTTCCATGCTTATCAGACATGTAATCAAGCCACTCTTCCACCGATGGAGTCACATCAAGATGGCAGAAGCGAGAGTTCCATGCCTGATCTGACGTGTCAGTGACAGTGAACTTCTCGTTATTGTAGTTGCCAGCAGCCACTAAATAACACTCCTTACCCAGCTTATGTTGATGGATACGACGCTCTGTAATGAGCGAGAATAGGGCCTGAATCACGTCAGGATGAGAGCGGTTAAGCTCATCCATGAAGATGATGTGGGGACCATCCTCGTCAGTGGGCATCCAATTAGGACGCAAGTGGGCCACTGTACCATCAGGCCGCTTATCAAGCAAACCTACCAAATCACCCACCTCTTGAGTGGCAAAGTTGAGATGGACAAATCCATAGCCCAGCTCTTTAGCTAGCTGTCCTACTGATTGGGTCTTACCAATACCTTGATTACCCCACAAGAATGGAACGATGTTATGTGAAAACAATACGGGCAATACCTTTTTAAGTGTACGAATATTCATAAAGCTCCCTTCAAACTCGTTAATAAAACCTTACTCGTTACTAGACTTTTCCAAATTAATTTTGTTAGCCATCATCAAATCCAAAAGACTGTTCTTAAACTCTCCTTTGTAGAAGTGCATCTTAAGTCCAGGATATACAAGAGCTGGTCCCTTATCATTATGGAGACGTTCGTTATTAAGCGTATGAATTTCCAAAGGTTTGTTGCAAAGGATGACACCCTTATCAAACCTCCAGAATACCCCACATTTCTTAACGATGTCTACAAGAATGTGAATAAGCTCGTTGTTCTCACCCTGAATTACGTTCTTAACAGCATGATAGACAGCCACCCAATAAGACTCAAAGCTACCATAAGAAGCTGAGCTAGTCTGTTCTTTAGCATGGTTAGCATTGATGTTCTTAAATCCTTTTAGCTTACCATCAAGGTAGTCTTGATAGGCTTGTTGGAGTTCCTCCTTACTCATGTTTTTATTCTTCTCAAGATGGAAATAAGCAGCGAGCTTAGCACCTTGAATGGGATTCTTTACCCACATAAATACCAAGTCATCTGCTTCTTTACGTTTCTCATACTTATACAAACGCTTAATGGCTTCTTCTGCATCTGCATGTTTTTCTTGTGTGGTGTCAAGGTTGTATTTAAGAAACTCTTTCTTGACATCTTCTACAATTTGCTGTTGTGCTGGGGTTAGGTTCAGTTCATTGGACATTTCTTCATCTCCTCTTCCATTGCTTTATCTAACATAACATAATCGAAATACAAACGAGACATTTTCTTAGGCCACTTTAGCATCAGGTCATTACCAATACCGTCAATTACTTTGAGTGTACACCTCTCTTTGTTATATTCAAACTGTAACAAACCATACTTAGGATGAAGCTTTGCGAATTTCATTTAACCACCCATTTGTTTTGATGTGTTTAACAAAGCGGGTATAAGACACCTCCTTCTTAATGAGCTTTTCTTGACTACTTTCTGGCCTAACAATAATGTCTACAACTAGCTCTCCTCCTTTTGTTTTTCTAAAGTTAAAAGCGGCATACTTAGCATATCTAGTTCGGAATAATGTTTGCATTTTTATAACACTCCAAGTACTTGTTTGAAATAATTTCGTATTTCTCCAACACAAAGCTGTGCTTGTACATAATCGCTATATATATTCCAAATTTCAGGAGGACTGTATATATGTCTACATACAAAATATCCACTATCATTTAACTTATTCATGCTCACCTCTTTTATAATCTTGTTAAACAAGCTCGAAAAGAATATACAAAAGAACTAACCAATAAAATCTTTTCAAATTCTTCTGAAAATAAATCGAAAACGTGTTGAGGAGCATAATAAAAACTAGCAGCGGAATATTTGTAATTGTCAAGACGTCTCATTATCAATACTCCCAATATTCTTTTTCACTTTGAGGAAGCTTAATGAACTCCTTAACAGATACGTGTTTAGCAGGGCGGCTATGAGTAATGCGATTGATGTAGGACTCACACTTATCAGGTGTGCATAGAAAGGTGAGAGTGTAGCCATCATTAAAGAGCAGATATACTTTACAAAATTTCATGTTAACCTACCTTCTTAATTTGTGTAGCTTCTCCTCTATCCATACCTCTATACCACACCTTAACACAAGGACCAAAAGCTTCTCTATATTTTCTTAAAGTCTCTCTCATCTCATCGAAGCTCTCAACACATTCAGAATGGATATATGTACCATCAGACCACGTATATACAAACCAAAACATAATGAAGCCCTTCTGTTAAATCGTTATAGGTGGCGAAATGTTTAATGTTAGTGGCACTATCATACCGCATGACTGGAATTCCAGAATCAATAAATAACTTAATATACCACACACAACCTGTACGCTTAAATAAACTTCTCATATGGACCTATCTAAATACCAAGAGAAATCTCTGATTTCTAAAAAACTTCTAGGCTGAGTTGAGTATTGAACATCCATGCCAAACTCTTGAACAAGAAGTCCTATGATGTGAAACCTACCATTCCAATTAGGAATCTGTTCCATATACACCCTACTCTTTCTGCTCTGCATAAGCTCCAATGGCGGCCACTAATCCAAACACCACCGCTACACAAAAGAAATGATAAGAGGTCTGTGCATTAAGTGGAAGATAGGCAACAGACATAACAAACCCAGCAAGAGACATAAGTACACCCATAGTACTTAACATGAAAGCCTCCAAGAGTTTCTAAACACTTCTTCAAAAGCGCCAATAACTTTACCAACATTCAAACAATAGTATGTAAACCTTGCACTATAGGAGGCTTCTATTTTTCTATCTTTTCTAATGGCAAATCTATAATTGTTATTGTCTTTTTTCCATCTTGGTATACGTATCACAAAGATACCTCCATTACAAAATGTAAACTACGTCCATCAGGCAGCTTAACATGGTCTCTAGTATCGCTAACAGAAATCTCTTCTTTCCTTAAAAAGAAATCACTGTTTCCTAAAGTGTGGAATATTACTTTTGTTTGTGTAACTTCTAAGAAAGCTTCTTGACCTAAGTCTTCCAAGATGACATCTTTAATCCTATAAAACATGGCCTCTCCCTTAAACTTAGCCATGTATGTAACCTCTTCTTTACCTCCAAATACTCCAGAAGTTTTATACATAACCTCTGAGTTCTCCATAAGATAGCCCAATACGGCATGCTTATCTTTCTTTGGAGTGTGTTTAGGATTATCAGTGGAGAAAATAAAAAAGCCTGTTAAGTCCATCTTATACCTTCCTTCCTTTAGCATTAGACGCCGCTACAGAAACCAAACATCTACCCATACCCTTTGTTATGCCACTTACCTTGAGGTTATTAGCGAGGTTAGAACCTTTGTTCTTAAGCTCTGTGGACTTTCTAATATAGGCCGTAAGACTAGGGTCTGTATTGATTTGTATGGAACATCCAGTCTTATGGTCATATATCATGTTGCCCGTATATTTAACTACCTTCTCTTCAGCACAGAATTGACATTCTGTAATGAGGCCACCCTTACCTCGCCTAAGTTCTGGATTATAGGAGTCTCCACACTTCTTACAAGAGCGCATAATAGACGCCCTCTTTTGCAGCTTCATGCCATCCAAATAAAAGACTCTTATCATATGTCGTACCGCCACCCTTAATGGTAATACGATGGATTTCATATTTAAGATAGGAGCCAATGTAATCAAGACGGTGCATATGAGAACCTCTTAAGTAAAGTCTTCTATGAACAGTCCCTCAAACATGTCTATGTGATAGTAGCCATGATCTCTCTTCACATATCCTAAATCAAAACAATACTCAATGAATTCTTCAGCTTCTTCACGAGTGGCAAACCTATCAACCACCATGATGTCAAGTTTAGGACCTCTAAACTTAGCCTTAACAACAAATTTGTTCATAACACTTGTCCTTTGTAGATATGGGATCAACCTTAATTTTTAATGGAATTAAAATTGGCGAATTCAAAGGCCCATCGTCGAACACGAAGCTTATTCCAGTGTTTCACTGACACTTCCTCCAAAAGCTCGCCATCTTCGGCTACCTTGCAAACCATAAAATGATCTTCCAATTGAACAACTACAAAAGGTTTTGGAATAGGTTTGTAATAGTATGGCCACACAACGATATTTTTGCTGACGTTCATAAGAGAACCTCCTAAATTAAAGGGCAAACTTCTTCTTAATATTATCCAATTTAGTATTCAAAGCCTTCTCTCTAAGAAGGCGCTTCTCTCTACAAGACTTCCAAGGATTCTTATGGAAAGAAGCGGGCTTATCTTGAATGATAGTGTCCTCACCAAGAAGCTTTCTAATATAGAGATCCGCTTCAACCTTAGAGAGAAAGAAGCTCTTAACAGTGCGCTTATTCACCTCGTCATATACATTAAAGAACTGCTCATGCTTATACCAGAAAGGAATAACTCTGTATAACATAACAACCTCCTTATTAGAGCGGGCTTAATTAGTGCGAGGGAGCGGCCGACCAAAACCAGAATAGCACCGAGCCGCCGGTCGTGTCAAACGATTTTTTTCGTGTGGCGTAACCCTGCGGAACGACTCGGGTCGGGCAAAGATTAAGTATGATTATTATTTATATTTAGGATATAAGTTATTATACCTACTGTCAGGGACATGAGAAATGAAGGATAATGAGGAGAGAGAATGAGGAGAGAAAAGATAGTGATTTGATTATGCGAAAACACTAATCCCCTAGCTAAATATCAATCTGATACTTAACACTGCCCCTAATCTGAATCAAACCAAGGGAAGGGAATAAAAAATAATATCATACTCATATAATTAAATAATCTCAAATTGAAACAAAATTATTTTCTTAACAGTGCCCCCTTCATGCGCGTAACGCGTTTCTTCTTGCGCGAGTGTGTAAGCTTAACAGTGCCCCCTTTACTAAAACACTCTGCCTTAACAGTGCCCCCTTTCTTTTTACTTGGTGCGCACAACGCACTCTGTCTCAAAATGAGATTCGTAATCCATTACTTGACTTTCAAAATTAGATGCGCTATTCTGGGTATGTCGAAACGGTCAATTAAGACCGCGACACTAAGGAGATAAAGGCCAGATGGCAAAACTCAAACAGGTTTCAGGTTCTCAGTTCGAAGTAAAAACAGAAGACAACGGTCGTATGTTGCTCGACATAAATTCGGATGTTGCGGTCTATTGCGCCAACGGAGCGGTTCGAGTGAAACTTTCACGCGGCCAAGCGGTGATCGGTCGTGAGGCGTGGATCAAGCTCCTCGAGGTCGCCTCGAAGATCGTCCAAGCCGACACGGAGCTGGAAGACGGATCACACGATGAGGCACGAAAAGCAGACCTTGAGGCCCAAGCGATTAACAAAGCGGCTTATAAAGCCAAGGCGAAGGGCGAGTCAAGTCCTGAGCCAAAGCGACGAGCGAAGATCGGATAAATGAAACGGGGAGGGGCGAAAGCCTCTCCCTTTTTTTTTATTTGGCGCGGACTGTAATATCGCTTGCGCTTGGAGTTGTCTAAAGGTTTGTTTAGTTTTGCTGGGGGGGGGTATAGATGACTTTGACTGTGACTTGGGCTATTACTATGCACAAACACTAAATTTTCACACCTAAACTTAATAAGGCCTTCTCATCCACCCACATCTCCGCAATTTCTTTAACGTTACCTTTAGGATCTATCTCCTCCATCACAATCCTAAAAATGGGGCCATACACCGCCGTCATGCCTGGAGTCTTCTCTGAGCTGTATTTAGCGGGCATACAGGCCTCTATGCGGAGTTGCTGGCCATAGGGGCCTACAGCCGAGGCTATGGGCTGGAAGGGATATTTCATAAGGTCTCCATGGAAGTGATGTGAACCTTGGGGTGGGATAGGTAGGCTGATGGGTCTTTAAGCTTAACTAAAAAGCTCCTATGGCCTTCTAAGGGGCTATAGGGGCCATAGTCGGATACGAGGCTTTCCACGTTAGGGTCAGCGGCTGGATGATCCTGAATACCCCCGTCTTTTACAGGGTAGTGGAGCATATAGTATTCAGTGAGGCTATAGGCTGGTAGGGCTGTAAAGCTCACAAAACCCGCTGCAAGCCAGGCTTTATGGGGAGAGGTGGGTAGGGGCAGGTACATGGGGAAGTCCTTTCTAAGAGCCCCTTAAGGGGCTGCGGCGGAAGCAAAGCTTCACCTGCAATATAATTAGGGTTCATATCCAATATGAGGGCGTTGTTTTACAAATGCTTGATATCGCTGGGTTATTCAACGCACCTATTAAAGCTTTTCATAGACCGCTTTATTCTGTTCGCATTAAAATGAGTTGGATGGTCGTCTAGGATATATTGTACTACTATTTCTAGGTCTTGTTGGTAGTTGTGGTTTTCAATGGCCAAGCTAAATTCTCGGATGTAATATTTATGGAGAGTTTCGGATTTCATTGGGTCCTTATAAAGTTCTCTAATTTTTTCTCCTAAAGTATCCAGAGAATTGGCAGTGTATTCTAACTTGATAAATAGGGTCTCCATCTTTTCTTCCAGCTCTTGAAGACTGTATTTATGTACCTTTTCCATTAAATACTTCCCTGGTGAAAGTAGTGCCAATGTCCTAAATGAATAGAGTGTAGCCAAGGTCCATAGTCTATTTGCATATAAGTTAGGTCTTTTAGATAGACCTCTAAACGGTATTTAAAAAAGGGAGTACTTTCTAAACTACTCATATAAATTCATACACCTCAGAATAGCCGTTAAACCCAACAAAGAAATCAAAGCTAAGTCCATCAAAGATTTCTAGGATGTATTGGGAGTCCCAATAATACCACCTATACATGTGCATGTTACCTATACCTAAACTAATCATAAATACTCTGCGTTATGTTTTATGGTGAATCTAACCGCCGCTTTAACCGTATCTTCTTTAGGATTAAAGATATAGAGGCTATATCCAACGTATTCTGGACTGTATTGAGGATTATATAATAAATAAGTGGCTTCTAGAGTGTTTAATCGTTTCATATTAAATAATCCAAAAAACTTATACTTCCTGTAATCAAAGACGTTTTTAAAAACCCTTTATTATTAACAGTATCTATAAACGAAATAAAATTAGCTGACGAATCAAAAACATTTCCTACAAACTTATATGTAGAAATGTGAAACAAGTTTTCCATTATTATTATACGCTCACTTCCGCTTTAAGAAAAGACATTGGATTATATTCCTCTATTTTAACATCCTCCATCTTAAAATCCAAGATACTTTTAACCTCTGGATTAAGCCAGAGGATAGGAGAAGGGGGAGCCGCCTGAAGTCTTGCTAGTTGCGTCTTTACTTGCTCTAGGTGGTTCTCGTAGATGTGGGCATCCCCCATGATATGAATAAATTTACCTGGCTTTAAGCCTACACACTGACTCATCATACAGACAAGTAGGCTATAAGAAGCAACATTGTAAGGCACACCAAGAAATAGGTCTGCACTTCGCTGATAGAGTTGAAGATCCAAAGTATGTTGCTGACTAACATTAAACTGAAAAAAAGCATGGCAAGGAGGGAGAGCCATGTCTTTAATCTCAGATGGGTTCCAAGCCGACACAATATGCCTTCGGCTAAAAGGATCTTTTCTAAGATTTTCTTGGACTTGTAGGATTTGATCCACCCCTCCAAAATCCCTCCATTGCTTTCCATAAATAGGTCCTAGTTCCCCTGTTTCAGGATTAGCCCAAGCATCCCAAATAGGCGTCTTGTGTAGAGTTTTTAGCTCTTTTACATTTGTAGATCCTGACAAAAACCATAAGAGTTCCGCTTTAATGGCCTCAAAGTTAAGTTTCTTAGTGGTTAGAAGAGGAAATCCTTCCCCTTCTCGTGTATTCGCTCCGTTAAGATTATAAGCCGTCTTCTCTCCAAAACTTTTATAGCAATTAGTTGAAGTTCTGTTTTTGGTAAGCTCTCCATCTCGAAGAACGTTACGTAGGGTTGATAGGTAAGCAGCGTCATGTGAGGTCCGCATATTCTAACACTTCTTCATTGCTTAGGGTTTTGTATAAGTACGTTAAGTTAATTTTAACACTAATGAACCCTAATTCCAAGAAAAAAGATGCCATTTTTCCAAGCTTCATACTCTCATCTGGTAATACAATTAGGGCCTCATCAAAAGAAGCCCCCATACTAAAAGACATGTTTAAAGTGGGAGAAAAGCAATTCCAAATAGATCCTACAAAGCCTAAAGCTAATTTTTCGTTAAAGTATACGTTACTATATTTTAGTTTAGCTTCCATTGATTTAATCCTTTACGACGGTTAGTTTAGGTTTTTTAGGAGCTGGTAAAAGTGGCCTTTCAGGTTCCGTTACAATGTAGAGTACTCCCGTCACATTAAAGTATATACCATATAGCTTACCAAATCCAGGAATTTCTCTAGCGTATATTTTAAACTCTTTATCCGCTATCCATCGGGTAAGTATGGCCTTAAACTCTTCGTTAGAGGCCACACTTGACACCACATACTTATATTGATCTTTGTCTAGCTTTTCATGATAGGAACTAAAGCTTACATAGTTTTTACTGGAGCTTAAAATACTTGTCAAGGGGAGCTTTGTCTTTAGCTCCTTGAAAGTAAATAACGTCTTTAGCTTTTTTAATACGCTCATCATCCAAGTAAACAATCCCATCATTAAACCCCATGTCTGTAGCATCTTCGCTATCTAGCCAATACTCAGAACGAATACGACGTTTAAACTCAGTTAAAGGAATATTAGCCCGTTTAGCCACATGTTGATCTAACTTAGTGACAATCCTATCAATATAGAGGATTTGACTTCTCATTGTTTCCACTTCTCCTTGCACTCCTCCTGAAGCTGGATGGAACATAAGAGTGGATTTATTGGTCATGTAGCGTTTAGACCCAGCTTGGTGCATATGGGCACCCATAGAGGCACAAAGTCCTACACAGATGGTGTCTACTGGTACGCTACTGCCTTCAATTGTTTCTAATATCATTTGTCCAGCAAATACTGAACCGCCTGGAGAAGTGATTAGAAGATAGATCCTATCTGTATTTTCAGATAGAGCTAAAGATTTAATCTTTTGAATTGCCTCTAACGCTGAAGGATAGGTCACATCTGAAGCAAAGTCCACAGTGTTGCGTTCTGTTAGTGTTAGTGGAATAATTTCTCGTCCATCAATGGAAGCTGGTGGGTTACTTCCATCCACTTGAGGCACATTAGGAAGGCTCTGCACTGCTTCTGGTACAATACGGGGCTCTTTTTCTTTAGGAGAAAAAACGCTATCAATTAATATTACAGAAGCTCCCACTATTGCCGTACCTACAGCGAAAGCTAACAAAGTTGTTTTTACAGTTTTACCTAGCACAATATGCCTTTCAGTTATGGGTTTAGGGTCTTAACAAATAATTATAGAAGATTTGTGGGGATTTTGCAATAGGACATGTCACACAACGTGACAAATAAACACAAAATTCCGTTACGCTCATACTCACTTTCTTCACATTAACGCTTCTAAGCCTAGGCCGAAGCTTTCATATCTTGTATCCGTTTGGGCAAGAAAGGATTAGACATGTCTTTCTTTAAAGATATGGTTCAGTCTATCAAAAAAGCTGACCATAGTCAAGTATTTTTAGTAGTATATCTACTTTTCATCTCTCTTTTTGATAAAATTACCCTATCTTCTTCCATCATTGCTTTAGGAATGTTTGCCTATAGCGCCTATCGTTTCTTTTTAATTGAAACTAAAGTAAAGCCCATGGAAGAGTCCATTAATAAAAAACTCCAAGAGCTTAATAATCGTCTTGCTAAAATTGAAAATAGAGAAAGTTTAGGTAAGTTCGCTGAACAACAGCGTCCACAAAGGATGTTCTGATGTCTAAACCACCTAAAGTCACCTCCATTGCAGACATCCATGAAAAAGCTAAGCACTTTGACGTGGTGGTAAATGCTCATGAGGAGCTTCACAATCGCATTAAAGCTCTAGAAGAAGAAAATAAACACTTAAAAGAGCTGCTAATGTCCACTTCTAAGTCTCTAGTGGTAAGCCCATCCAGCATGGATAGTGGTGAAATGGTGGCTGATTATGAACTCAAACGTTTAGAAGAAGCTGCCCGTACAAGGCCCCTTTCTTTGGAAGAAGCCCGCATCTATGACATTATGATACGCGGTAAAAAGACCTTAAAAGAGCTAGAAAAGGATTCTGCTAACACCGCTAGAGACGTTACTGGGGTGTCTGTAGAGGCTCTTGTAGAGGCTGCAAAGAAGGAAAATGAACCAGGTAGTAATATCTAAAAAAGAAGCGGTAAGAAAGCTTTGGGAACTTGGCCACCTTCATTGGAAATTAGACCCTAATCAACTTGGCATTTATAGTCAACTTAAAAGGATGGGGCAAAAGGTACAAGTTCTTTCGGCTTCTCGTCGTATGGGTAAGTCTTTCCTGCTTACTCTTATGGCAATGGAGTATTGTCTTCAAAATAAGAATTCTGTTGTCAAATATGTAGCTCCTGAAGGTAAGATGATTAAGCGGGACATTCGTCCCATTGTTCGTACCATTACCGAAGACTGCCCTAAAGAGCTTAAACCCACTTTTAACTCTCAAGACAATATTTTTTACTTTCCAAATGGATCAGAACTTCAATTAGCGGGTTCTGATAATGGAAGTGCTGACTCTTTACGAGGAGGCAGTTCTGTTCTTTGCATTGTAGATGAGGCAGGTTTCTGTTCTGATTTAGATTATTTAGTAAAGTCCATCTTAATTCCCACCACGCTCACTACAAAAGGTAAGGTAATCCTCTCTTCCACTCCTCCCAGAGAGCCTGGACACGATTTTGAAGAGTTTAAACGCCAAGCTGAGATTAATAAAAGTCTCATTACTCGTACAGTATACGATAATCCTCGCATCACTGAAGAAGATTTAAAAGAAATCATAGCTTCTTATCCAATGGGTAAAGAAGATATTCAGTTTAAACGAGAATATGAATGTGTCTTTTTGATTTCTCAAGAAGATGCCGTAGTACCTGAATTTACTCAAGAATTGCGTGAATCCATTGTTACGGAATGGAAACGTCCTTCGTTTTATGACGTATATGTTGGAATGGATATTGGTTTTAAAGATTTAACTTTTGGTTTAGTGGCCTATTACGATTTTAAAAACGGTAAGCTCATCATTGAAGACGAATATGTTCTTAATGGTAAGTCAATGACTACAGACAAGTTAGCTGAAACCATCAGGGCAGTGGAGGCTAATAACTTTACTGATCCAGTTACAAATGAAGTTAGAAGCCCCTATTTAAGAGTTTGCGATAATAACTTAATTTTAATCAATGATTTAGATAGGATGCATGGAATTAGGTTTTCTCCTGCTGATAAGGACGAAGCTAATGCCGCCCTTAACAATCTTAGGATGTGGTTGCAACAAAAACGCATCATCATTAATCCTAAATGTACCAATCTCATTGCACATTTAGCTAATGCTACTTGGAATAGAGCTAGAACCTCTTATATTCGAGCTGAAGGTTATGGCCACTTTGACGGAGTTGACGCTTTAAAGTATTTAGTACGACATGTAAAGCAAAATAAGAACCCCTATCCTGCTGGGTATGACTTTAGAGACGTGGATGAAGAAAATGCTTTTTGGAGAAAAGGTCAAAAACCTCAAGACAAAAAGTTCACTGAACACATTAAAAAGGTCTTTTCTGGATCTAAGCTCTTTAAGGGCAAATCTAAACCCAATTAACAAATAATCTTAGGGATTTACAAAGGATTTATGATGGCAGATGACGTTAAAACCATCTTGGAGTCGCAATACTTTGCCGCCCAAGATCCTGAAAAACTTTCTTCGTCCCTTTTGGGAAAGTCTAAATATTTCTTTGACGGACTTTCTCGTAATGGATATGTAGAAAAAATTCGTGACAGTTGGCGTGCCTATCATGGAGCCTATTTTGGCACTGATGGTCACAAGATCTTTTTTGGTGGAGAGCAAGGTGAGATTACCCATCTCGCTGTAAACCACTATCATAACATTGCTCAGCATATGTTGGTAATGGTGACGGCTAATAGGCCCGCCATGATTGCTCGTGCCACAAACACAGATTATAAATCCATTGTACAAACCAAGCTAGCTGATGGTTTGTTAGACTATTATATGCGTGAAAAGCGCCTAGAAAAGTATTTACGTAAAGCTGTAGAATACGCCATTGTATTGGGTGCTGGCTACGTTAAAATGGAATGGGATGCCACTTCTGGTGAAATTTGGGACTATATTGACGATACTCCCATTTACGAAGGAGACGTATCTTTTTCTAACCTTTCTCCTTTTGATGTGATGTTTGATGGATCTAAAGAAGACTTCAATCACAATTGGATTGTATGTCGCACTTGGAAAAACAAATGGGATTTAGTGGCCAAGTATCCAGATCAAGCAGATAAAATTAAAGGTTTGCCCACTAAAGGGGAAGTATTCCGTTTTCGTTTTGATGGCGTTGTGACGGAAGACGAGTCAGAAGACGTACCTGTTTATGAGTTCTATCATAAACGTACAGAATCTTTGCCTGAAGGTCGTTATATGATGTTCTTAAGCGAGAACATCAATTTATATGACGGTCCTATGCCTTATCGAGACCTACCCATCTATCGCATTGTTCCTGGTGAAATCCTAGGAACTCCTTATGGTTACACTCCAATGTTTGACTTACTTCCTCTTCAGGAAGCGGTAAACTCTCTTTATAGTGCCGCATTAAGTAATAATACGGCTTTTGGAGTGCAGAATCTTTTAGTACCTCAAGATAGTAATATTGTTACAAGTCAGCTATTTGGAGGTTTAAACGTCATTGAGTATGATTCTAAAGTAGGTCCTCCCACTGCGTTTAACCCCACTGCCACTCCAGCAGAAACTTATAATTTGATTGCCACTCTAATTAAAGAGATGGAAACAGTTTCTGGAGTGAACTCTGTAGCCCGAGGTAATCCAGAAGCATCTCTTCGTTCGGGTAACTCTTTAGCTCTTGTTCAAAGTATGGCTCTTCAATTTATGTCCGGTCTTCAGCAGAGTTATGTACAGCTCATTGAGGATGTTGGTACAGGTCTCATTAACATGCTTAAAGACTTTGCTCAAACTCCTCGAGTAGCTTCCATTGTAGGTCAATCTAACCGCTCGTATTTAAAAGAGTTTCAAGGAGCTGATATTGATTTAGTAAATCGAGTAATTGTAGATCTTGGTAACCCTCTAGCTCAAACTAAAGCGGGTAGAGCTGAGATGGCAAATAACCTTCTTCAATTCCAAAAAATTACACCAGAACAGTATTTTACAGTACTTAAAACGGGTAATTTGGATGTGATGACTGAATCTACAGAAAAAGAGCTTATTCTCGTGCGTGGTGAAAACGAAGCCATGGTACGAGGAGATTCGGTAGTGGTGACGTTTGTAGACGAGCATGTTCTACATATTCGGGAACATCGTGGAGTATTGGCAGATCCAGATTTACGAAGAGATCCTGAGTTAGTTTCACGAGTTTTAAATCACATTCAGGAACATATTAATCAGCTAAGACAAGGTGACCCTGCCACTTTAATGGTATTGGGTCAACAGCCAATTCAAGATCCAGCCATGATGATGCAGCAACAACCTAATGCTGGAGCACCTCAAGAAGGTCCAATCCCTCCTGAGTTGGCTGGTATGCCAGTAGATCAGATGGCAGAAGGATTAGAGCAAATGGCAGCTAATCTTCCTGAGTCTCCTAACGGCTTGCCTATTCTTGCTCAAAACTTACCTATTTCTTAAGGAAATATAGATGAGTAAATATCCAAATTTTGATACGATGACAGATGAAGAAATTGCCGCGTCTTTAAGCGGCACTAAAGCTCCCGTTTCTGTAAAAGAAACAGAGCCTTCTAAACCCTTTGAATCTCAAGAAGAACGAGTACAAGCCCATCGCAGCATTGTACAAGAACTTCAAAAACTTCAGGATTATGTAGCTTCTCAACAAGGTACGGCTCGTTCTAAAAGAGAAGAAAACGTTCTTCCAGGTATTTCTGTAAGCTCGGATGAAATGAAAGATGAGCTTTCTTTATATGGAAATAAGTCTCCTTTAAGTAAAACTCTTGCTGATGCTGCTATGCGTGCTGGTAATATGTTAGGAGCTGGATATGCTGGTGCTGCGGTATTAGCAAAAGAAGCTCTTTCTGGAGAGGATTACGATGCTATAGAGCGTTTAAAGGCTATTAAAGAGGGGGCTATTGACAGCACTGTTTTAGATGTTCCGTATGGACTTTCATCGGAATTTGAAGCGGATTCTACTTTGGGTAAGGTAGGACTTTTTGGAGCTGATTTGATTGGTGGTGCATTGTCTGGTAAAGGATTGCAAACACTGGGAAAAAGAACAGATCCAGCTTTAGTTAAAGCTTCCTATCAAGCTGGAAGACTTACAAAAAAAGCAATTGACACTGCTAAAAAAGTACCTGAAATTCCTGGAAAAGTTGTTGAAAAAGCAAAAGACCTTTCTAAAATTGACGTTAAAGGTGTTATTGCAAATCAAAAAGAAGCTTTTAAACAATCTAGGGAAGTTAGCAAAGCTTTAAAAGAAAATTTAAAACAAACTCAAGACGTTGAAAATCAATTAAAAAAGATTGATCTTCAGTTAAAGTCTGAAAAATCTGATGAAGTCATTGCTACTTTACAAGCAGATCGTACTCGTCTAAATGCAATTAAAAATCAAATTGACGCTGAAACTACCACCTTAAAGAACTTAGAAGTTCCTGAAGCTTTAGACTATATTGCTAATAAACAAAAGTTAAAGGCTTTGGATGAGGGTGTTGAAACTGCCACTAAAGAAGAGCTTATTGCTTTAAAAGCTCAAAAAGACGAGCTTGCAAAAAAGATTCAAGAATACGATGCAAAAGCTTCTCCAGCCACCGCTCCTAAAACTTCTAAAAAAACTGTAGAAGAAAAATTAAAAGAGCTAGAAGACGAACAGCTCGCAGCTCAAAAAAAAGCTAAAACTGATAAAGTTTCTGAAGAGCTTTCCACTAAACAAAAAGAAGAGCTAATTCTTTTAAAAGAAATTGAACCGGATCTTAAAAAAGAAATTGAAGCCGCTGAGGTCTTTTTTAATAATCCTAAATATGCAAATCCAGAAGCTTCTTTACGACCTTACATTTTAGAAAAAGCTAAAAGGTTTTTAAACTTACCTGAAGTTCCTGATGCTCATTTAAATATTGGAAAAAATGAACAACTCTTTGAAGAGTTTTTTAATAGTTTAAGTGATGTTTTTAAAAATCCAAAAGGAATTCTTCAAGCCGATTCTAAAAAAGCCATTAAAGAAATTCTTAGTAATCCTGTTACTAAAGAAAACGTACCTTTAGAAAAAGGTTTTGCTGATACTGTTTTAGAGCAAGATCTACCTACTCTTAAAATGTTTGAGGATTTAGGACTTGGTAAGGGGTCTATTGACGATTTAGATTCTCCTGTTTCTATTGATGTTATTGAGAAAGAAATGGCTGCTTTAAGTAAAAAGCAAGCCGAAGAGGTTTTGGACAAGTCTTTTACAGAGTCTTTAAAAAAACAGGAAGACTTTCTTAAGCTTTCTGAACAACAGCAAGAAGCTATTTTAGAACAACTTCAAAAACAAGCTGCTAAAGAAGTTGACGATGAGGCTTTAAAAGAGCTGGCTTATGCAGAAGAGCTAAATAAAAAATATATGGAAGGGCTTCAAGCTGTTGCTAAGGCTGAGGCTAAAGCTGAAGTTCCTGAAGAGCTTCTCTATCAAGAAATGCTTAAAGCTCAAGGAGAGTTAAAAGGTGTAAAAAAAGCTTCTACAAAAGCTCCTGATTTAAAAAAGCTACAAGAGTCTGCTAAAAAAGCTACAGAAAAAGAATTAGATCAAGAGCTTCTCTATCAGGAAATGTTAAAGCAAGAACAAGCTGCTTTAGATGCCACCGCTAAAGCTACGCCTCCTGCAACAGCTCCACCTTCAGCTCCTGTTCCTCCTCCTGTTGCTGCTCCAGCTATGTCTATTCCAGCTCCTGCTCCAGTGGCAGCTCCTAAACCAGCTCCTATTAAAGCTCCTAAAGTTAAAAAAACCAAAGAGCAAATTAAAGAAGAAGTAAAAGATCTTCCCTTACCTGAAAAGAAAAAAGCAGTTAAAAAAGCTATTGTAGACGACTTTTTACAAGATAGTGATGAAGCTATTCAATACGTTAAACAAGACCTGTATAACTCTTTTATTGAAATTGGGGAAAAAATGAGGGCTAAAGGCCTTCCTCAAGAAGCTTTTGACCAGCTTACTAATACTGTTAACACTATGGTGGGTAGGTCTGTAGCTGGTAAAAAAGGATATTTTGACACTCCTTTTTACAATGAAGTTAAAGAAATTGCTAAAACAACAAAACTTGAACCTAAAGATGCTCAAGCTCTTGAGGGTTTTATTTCTACCAATTTACAAAAAAACCAATTAGAACTTACTTCTGAAGCTTTGTCTAGAGCCACTTTGGATTTAATTGAGTTTTTTGATAAACAATTAAGAACTGCTCCTAAAACTTGGTCTAAAGTCAAAAATGAAGTAGATCAGCTAAAAAACAATATGGCTGGATATAGTAAGGTTTTTAAAACTCTTCAAGAAGGGCTTGTTGAGAAAAAAACTTCGGTTATAAGCAAAGAAGAGTTAGTAAAAAATCACCCAAATGTAGGTCCTATTTTAAATAAAGCAGCTCTAAACATTGTTAAAAAACAATCTGGAGATGTTGAAAAAGCCACTATGTATGGTAAGGGACGCTATTCTAAGAAGAATACTAAGACTATTTCTCCTGAAGAAGAAGTACCTGTACAGGCTCTTAAAAAAGAAGAACTACCCAAAACTCCTGTTAAAGTTGAAAAAAAACCTAATAAGGTAGAAGAAGATTTATTTGAAGAAATTATAGAAGAAAATCCTTTTGAAAGTTCTGAGTCTTTAAAAAGATTACAAAGTACTTTATCTATTCAAAAAGATGTTGTTAAGGGAAACAATGAAAAAATAAAAAGTTTACAAGAAACTTTAGATGAAATTAAATACGAAAAAGACCTTGTTTTATCAAAAAACTTAAACGAAATGTCAAATAATTTAAAAAATACAAAAGCTTTAAACAAAATTTTACAAAAAAATTATAAACAAAAAGCTCAATATGAAAAAAACATTAAAGAAATAGAAAAAAGATTAAAAGAAGCAAAAGAAAATTTAGAAAAAAACTCTTTAAAAGAAAAAAAATTACAAAAAGAAGTTCTTAATAAAACAGAAAATTTAGAAAAAAACTATAAAAAACCTGCTCCTAAAGCTGAAGAAAAGCCAAAAGAACAGCCTAAAGTTTCTGAAGCAGATCAAAAAGAAGCCACTCGTTTAAAAGAAATGATGCGTACTCGCTATCAAAAACAACTTGAAAACGCCATAGAAGAACTTAAAATTCCTGGTTTAAGTAAAAAACAAATGTCTGATTTAGAAAAAGAAATTGAATATTTAAAGAAACAGTTGGGAAGTTAATAAGATGAAAAAAGACCCAGCGGATATTTTTGGAGTACGGCCTGAAAACCGATTTAAAAGAAAGTTTGCCACTTTAAAACTTTCAGAAGCTCCACAAGCTAGTCCAATAGAAGTACCAGATAAAAATCCTTTAGAAAACTTACAACTTCTAGAGGAAAGCTCTAGTATGGAGAACATTCCTAAAGTACTTCCTTTAGAACTACCACAAATGCCTACTCAAGATACTCCAGTAATGCGTAGATTTAGCTCTTTAGAAAGCCTTACAAGGCCTTTAGAAGAGCAAAAAGCGGGTATGCCTATGGGTAGAAAAGCTCCTGAATACGCTTCTAAAGACGCTCGTAAGCTTGCTAGAGATCTTATCGCATTTGCTGAAAGCAATTATGGAAAAAATACTAGACATCCCACCATTGAGTCTGGAGAACAAAAAGGCAGCCGTGCTGTGGGTACTTATGGGATTACACCCATTGTAGTACAGGATATTTTTAAACGTTATGGCAACACTCCTTTAGCTAAAGTATTAAAAGAACAAGGATATTCTGGCCTATCTCCTCAAGAAATTTCAGATAAACTTGAAAAAGATAAAGCATCTCAAGAACTTATAGTGGACCATTTAATAAATAAGCTTCTTAAAAATCAACAGGGAGATCCTGTTAGGGCCGCTGTGCAATATATGGGCAATCCAGACGCTCCTTTTCAAAAGGATTTTAGCAAAGCTCATCCAGACCTTCAAAAACGTGAACAAAGAATTCTTAAACATTATCAAGAACTTAAAAAAACTAACAAATAATATTGTATGGCTACAAAAGATTTAGATTTTGGTAACGTTATAAAACAGGTTTACGATCCTCCTACGGAATCGTTAAAAGTTTTAGCTACGATATCTATTGGATCTATTAGTGTTGATTTAGATGCCTCTACGGATAGTATTAGGCTTGGAGACGGAGTTTTATTAAATACTTTAACTCCTGTAGGTCCTAAAAACGCTCTAGACGTTTATATTGCAGGTGGTAGTTTAGCTTTAACTATTGACCATACAGATGATAGTATTCGGTTAGGAGACGGCACAATCCTATTTACTGGCACTACAGTGGGACTTAAATCTGGCTTAGATGTAAATTTAATTAATACTGTTTTACCTTTAGCTTCTAATGCAGCGACAGAAAGTAAACAAGATAGTCAAATTACCATATTAAATAGCATTGATGGTAAACTTACTTCTCCGATATCCATTACAGCCCTATCTTTACCTTTGCCAACTGGAGCCGCTACAGAAGCTAAACAAGACAGCCAAATAACAGAACTTCAGGTAGCTAATTCCACTTTAACTTCAATGGAAAGTTTGTTAACTTCTTTAGATACTAAGTTTATAAACCCTCTTCCAGTATCCATTACTGGATCTGTAAGTGTTGCTGAGCCTCTTATTATTTCTGGTACAGAGGATGGTACTCCCTCTGGAATAGAAAGAACTTTTGTTAACAATCGTAAATTACAAGTTTTGGCTTCAAAAGATAGAACAGAAACATATACTTATGCAGATTTTGGAACTAAAAATCAAAGAATTACTAGAGTGGATTATACAAGCGCAACTTTTTCTGGAAGCATTATTAGACGAGATTTTAATTACGTTTTAGATGGAAATAAATACAAAAGAACAAACAGTATTTGGTCGATAGTTTAAGGAGATATAAATGAAACTTTTAGATTTAAATTTATTAAATAGCGTAGGGACATCTTACGACCAAACGCGAACAACTCTTGCTGGTCGAGTTACACAAAGAACTATTGACGCTAAGCCAGTTTTAGGACCAAGTCCAACACGCTTTCTTGACGTGTTCTCAGATACTGTAGGAGCTGTTACTCCAACCGCTATTATGTTTGCAAGTGATAATGGACGAATTTTTGTTCTTGGCACAATTGCCGGTGGTGCTCTTCCAATTCTTTGCTACGAAATTAATCAATCAACAGGTGTTCACACTTATGTTGGTCGTGTCAACATGGCTGTCCCAGCTTCTCCTGCCATTGTACATACAATCAGATCATTAAAGGTTTTAGATACTGGCACATCTGGCTGGAAAATTTATGCGATTGCTACCGGAACCGTTTTGCTTGGCGGCTCTGGAGTCTTGCTGGCAAACAACATTGCTCGAAGCGACTTCACTCAAGTTTCCCCTCCAACAATTCCTTTTGCAACAGGAAGCAATCAGAAAGCCGTTTATCAGTTAGGCCGTCTTGCTTCTTTAAATTCTCGAAGCATGACCGTTACACTTGGAACTCCTGTGAAATTCAACTTTGTTGGACACGGGTTTCAAAACAACGATCAAGTGTATTTCACTTCTCAAGTTGGTCCAGCGTGGACCGCTTCAACTTTTGTAGTCAACACAAAATACTTTGTGCGAAACGCTTCGGCGAATGACTTTGAATTGTCGGCGACTTTCAACGGCGCTTCGATTGGTGCTGCGGCTGGACCGACTTCCGTCGTAATGCAGCCGCTAAACCAAGAGCTTGATGCTTTCGGTGCGATTATTGATGTTGCTGGAAACCGCCTTTATACCCATGTCGGAACTGCGGCTAACCCACAATACTTTGTTCGGGATATTTCAGTTGCTCCTACGTATTCAACACAATCAGCACAAATCACCGTGGCCTCGCCTGCAAAGGTTCAAATCACAGCGCATGGTTTGACTGAGAACGAGCCAGTTCAATTCTTGTCAGGCGTTATGCCCACAGGTTTTGCGCTTAATACGACTTACTTTGTAAGAAATTTAACAGCAAATGACTTTGAATTATCAGCTACAGCCGGTGGTGCTGGAATCAATAACACTTCAATCATCGGAACGGGCGAACTTGGAAAGGCTTTTGGTTACACTAATTCCCAATGGCTTCACCAAACAAGCATCTTGCCAGCGATTGCCGGAACCCTGCTTGCAACAACAGACGTTGATGCAATTGCAAATCCTGTAAATGCCCCTTTGAACGGCAGTCTTTTGAATGGTCAAAAGTGCGCGTTCTTTGCGACCACAACAAACCTTTATTTAGGCCGACTTGATGAACTTACTTCAGGAACAACCACTTGGCCTTCGCTTACAACATCAAATCTTCTTGGAACACCGTCGCAAATCGTAGCCCCTGTTACTATCTCAGCAAGTTGGTCCGATTCTCTGGATCAAGCGATTGTACTTGTTGGTCAGGCTGCAACGAATGCTTTTAGATTCCTATTGAAAAAAGTTGAAAATAATAAAATCACAGCTCTTTTTGGAGACTATTGCATGGAGTGGCTTGAAGCTTCCAGCAAAGAATCTTATGAGCTTCGCCCATCACTTCCTTATTTAAACTTTACAAATGCTTCAGGATGGCTTTTTGCTGTGTCAGGCGCTACGGGACAGAGAGGAGTTTTTGCAGCGGATCTTCGTTCAGATACTTTAGCTGACGTTAGTTACATTGTTTCAAAAGTAGTTAATCTACCTGATAATAGCATTTTAAAAGATGTTCAGGTCATGCGAGAACTTGTTAAAACGGGCGGTGAAGTTAAGGTTGAGTACCGTACAAGCGGGTTTGGTTCAATTTCAGGAGGTTGGACAGAACTTGATGCGGACCAAGAACTTTCAATTCCTATTGCAGATCAAATTCAATTTAAACTTTCTTTTAAAACTTTTTCTTTTGATCGAACAAGCCACGTTCAAGTTTCTGATTTATTTATTGGTTATGAAGCACAAGAAGAACTTTCAGACAACTGGGAATACTCTTACGATGACTCTTCAAGCGGATCTCCAACAAGATGTGGATTTAGATTAAAAGAAGCTTATGTAAGCGGTATTCCTTCCACCCTTACATTTAGAGCTTTTGATTTAAGTGGCACGCAACTTGTATCTGATTCTATTACAAGTCAACCAACTAGATTCCAATACTCCATTGATAATGGCATTAGCTGGTTACCTTTAGGAACTATTCCAAATACTGTGGGAACTCTTGTTCGCTATACCTTCACTTCACCTCCAGGAACAGATGTTCGACCTTCTTTAAAGGATAGTTAAAAATGCCAAATCAATTAGTATCTGGCGGAACTATTGTACAAAATACAACGCTTGGCTTAGATTTTGTAAACCAGTTAGTTACTGGTACTTCAAAACAAGCTACAAGTCAAGCTTGTATTGTGGATTTAATTCCTCCAGTATTTGCTGGTATTGATTTTTTAACTAGGGGACCTTTGGGTCAATTAAGAGTTTCTTGGTTAGCTGCTACAGATACAAGTAATCCTATTAGATATGAAGTGTATGTTAAACCAAACGATTCTTTAAACCTTTTTTCTACTGCAAATATAGCCATTGTCACCACTCAATTAAATGCTGATATTTTTGCCATTGCAAATGGAACTCTTTTGCAAACAGGAGTTAGGTATTATGTTGGTGTACGTGCTGTAGATGCAGTTGGAAATAGGGATAATAATACTGTAAGCTTAAATCAAACAAGTCCTGGTATTACTGGAGCTACAAACGCTCAAATTAATGGAGTTTTTGCTGTAAATACAAACAACAATTTAATTGCTACTTTTTGGGTTAATGATAATGATGGCATTATTACTAATCCTGCACGACTAGGTTCTGCAACTTATGTTATTTACGATAACAATGGAAACTTAGTTCCAGGAATGACAGAAAGTGGCATTGTAGCGGACTCTGAAGGATTTTTTGAAATTACTCCTATCCCTTCTTTGTTAAGTTTAGACAATACTTTTTATACTGTAAAAGTTTCAATTCCTGTTGATGGTATGCAAATTATTTATAATTTACCAATTACTTATCCAGAAACAGGTCCTAAATATGAACCAAGAGCTATTTTTTCAATTAACGCATCAAATCAACTTCAAGGAACTCTGTGGTGTACTAGAGACGGTGAGTTAATTGATGCTTTCTTAGGAACAGCTAGTTTTACTATTTATGATAAAGATGGGAATAGTATTGGAATCAGTCAATCTGGACTTGTAGCAGATGTTAATGGTTATTATGAAATAGTTCCAACTAATGCCGCTTCAATTTTAGATTTAACTCATTATGTAGTTAAATTAAATATTACTGCTGCTGGTCAGACTAGAGTTGGTACTGTTGGTATTACTCTAGGAGAATAATGGCTAGTAGAAGAATTAAAAGCACTGTAAACAATCAATACACTCAACCTTTAAAATTAAGGATGGGGCGTAAGCTATTATTAACACC